TTCGTGTGCTGTTGTTTTTGAAACCTTGAATTATTGCGTCGGCTGTTTTTGTTACAGAATCAAATATTTTTTGTTCTCGTTCAGCTTTTCGAGGGTCGTATTCGTAGTGATACATTTCGATGTTATTTTAGTTTTTTAAGTTCAATATCTACAGAATCCGTATATTTTTTAAGTAATGCTAAATTTAACTTAGCTTGCCTATCGTGTTTTTTATAAGTCCTGTTTAACTTCGTATTTTCTGCCAGAATATCATCCCTTTCATAATTTCCTGACCTTGCTTTAGCTTCAAGTACAGGCTGCTCAAATAAAACTATATCTTGGCATTTATCAAAATGGTACTGAACTACCGATTTTATGCTATCTGCTTCGTGCTTATATAAATCCAATTTAAAAGTATTCGCTACAGGCGGCTCATAAGCTAATTTTACAGATAGTTTTTCTATTTTAGAATCTTTGCACGAATACATCGCGGCTAAGGCAATTAATAATAGGTATTTCATAATTTTAATTTTTAATAATTAACATTTACAATCTCCAAATTCTACATCATAGGAATTTAATCCAGTTTCGTGTATATCTCCTTTTGACGTAGCTTTTTCTATATTTTTATGCCACTTTTTATCTTTTTCAGGATTTGCGTTTGCTGCGTATACTGCTTTACAAGTTCCGCACGCTAAGGTTTCTGTTTTTCCCATTTTATTCTAAATTTATTATTTTTTCGTAGTTAGGATTTTCCCCGTAATCTGTAAATAAATTACTTAAAGGTAGTGCGTAATTTGGGTCGGGGTGGGTTTGGGTTATTTCAATAGTTATCATAGCTATATTTTTTTATTATGTTCGGCTATTTCATTATGGAGTTTTAAAGGCATGTTGCTCATTATAGAAACCCTTATTTGAGAATTAGGATTATCTTTCATTAACTGTCTAATCTTATTAGGCGTTATGTTTTCAATTCTGCCTTGAATGTTTATCTGATACTTAGCCATAACTTTAAGATTTATAATTTTTAATGAAATCCGCTACAGCAGCATAGGCGGCTTGTATTTTTGTTTCCGATTTTGAATCACATAATGCGGGCGAATTAAAACCATCATCAAGATATATCTGCGCGCGATGCCTGCATATCTGAAACTTATAACCCAAAGATTCTATTTTCTCTATTACAGGCATTAGATCATCCCATTTAATATCTGGATTATACGGACGACCTTGATTACACTCTAAAAAAGTATCGTACTCTATTACATTGTTTCCGCACCATTCCTCATGCTGCCCATCGTAACCCATAAACTCCGAGATTAGTTTATTATTTTCTGTTGTATTCATTTCTTAAATTTTTATTTTATTAAAAATACTCTCTAAGCATTCTCTGTAAACCGAATTTATCTCCTCAGAATTAACTATTTTTAATTGTTGGTCTAATAGGTTTTTCCGTCTCTCATCGATGCTTAATGCTCTATAAGAATAACTGTCTGAATCGCAAACAGAAATAAATTTACGTTTACCTTTTTCGCATTTGTATATAAAAATATTAGTATAAGAATTAAAACTATCAATACTAATACTTACCGATATTTTTATCTTACTACCATCAGGGCGTATTAATGTTTTTTCTGCATTCATTTCTTAAACTTATTTAAATACCTGTTAAACAATACTGATATATGCGCTGCCCTCGATACCGGTAAGCGGAATGTTTGTGGTTTGGTAGGCTCTCCGAAGCCTTCTTTACGTCCGGCGTTTTTTGGGTTTTTTTTCATTTATTTGTTTATTTTTATTTCATTACCTATATCAAAACTATCCCATTCACTTTCAGAGACAGTAATGCTTTGAGTAGTATAGTCTCCATTTCTTAACTTACCTTTAATTTTTATACTCCATCTTTCTGGGACATAGTGAACTATGGGGGGGTAAAAAATCCACCTGATTTACCCATACTATGCCAAATCATAGTAGTATAAGAATATGCATCTCTATGAGATTTACCTACTACTGTTCCGCTGCTTAGTTTTTCGCAGCTAAGGCATAGGAAAATAAAAATACTTATTATAAATAACTTTAATTTCATATCGTTTTATTTTTCACAAATATACACCTTTATTTTAATTACGTACACATAATTTAATTTATTTTTTACATATCTTTTTATTCGGTATATTTACACCCGAACGTTTATACTATGCAGCAACCCACATTCATATCGTTATACAACACCCTTGACGAGGCTATGTACTACCGTAACAGTCCGTTTATGGATATATACTGTTTTGAGGGCGTGCAGCTGTTACCAACAACGACATACAGGTATATTCAGCGCACCTATGCGCCTGATGGTATCGAACTGGAAATTAACGATGCTGTTTTACGGGATATATGCGGCAATGCCCTTGCATTTATACCTGTAGAGTGCTTTGAGATAATCCAGACGTTTAATGACTACCTTACAGGTTTACCGCAAGTAGATTGGTCATTTATGCCAATTACGGATTTAGATTTTGGTTTACAGCCTGTATATATTGAGTTTCGGCAGGCTGCAGGCTCTATATTCAGCACGCCATTTTATTTAACGCAGGACAACGCCGAATATACTACCCGAATAGATTACCGAAACAACGTAGACGACACTATGCTGTCTACACAGCTATTCATTTGGTTCAGGCAGAAAAAATCAGACCTCACTTTAGTTAATTATAAACAAATCGGCAGCGGTAAAGAAACCAATCGCGTTAGCCAAATTAGTAAATACGAACGCTGGCAAACAGGGGTAATCGATATTGAGGTTTTCGAGCGTTTTAAGGAAATATTCAGAAATCAATATGTATATGTAGATTTACAGGCGACCGACCTGAAAGAAGCACCTGAAACACCTGATACCGAGGGGCGCGAGAATTTTATAGAATCAGAGGTTTTACTTTTACGTGATCCGTTCGATGTATACGATCCTAATTATGTGCCGCCGATACCACCTGATCCGCCTTTACCGGTATACGAGATAATTTTATCGAGTGTAGAATCTTTAAATCAGAATGTAGTTCAGTATGCCCACGAGCAGGTAGGATTTAATCCTGATATACTTCAATTTCAATGGAGTATCGATGGCGTGACGTGGAGTGATACAATGAGTGTTAGTAACACGTCTTTTCCTGAAAATATAGTAGGAGTTCCTGATCACATAAATGCAGGATTTTACTATAGTGTTTACGACCCTGTGACAGGTACGCGTTCAAACGTGTTACAGTTAGAACCGTTTGTTATCAATTTAACACAGTTACAAACTCAGGATGCTAAATTCAATGGTTCGCCTGTAAATATTACTGTTTATTTCAACGCTAATTTCACGCCTGCTCCGGGGACTGGATTTAATATTCAGTATTTCGACAGCGGTACAGGTTCTTGGCAAAACAGATATTTTGGAGCCGCAACATCGCCGCAGGTTATACAGACCTATGCAACAAGCGGGGATAATAATGTTTTCCAGGTTCGCGTGGTATACGATCCTTATGGGTTGGTATCAAATACGCTTTCATTAACAGTACCCTTAACTTAATATTATGCAGGTAGACAGATTAATAATTACCCGTAAATCAGCTAATCATTGGGTGTATGTATTGAATGATGAACCGGGAACACGGGATGCTAACGCATACACAGGAAATCGTAATGGTAATTTCATTACTATAAATACTATTACCGGCGCAATAATATTACCGAGCGTATATTATGGAAACATATCGTATTATGACCAAACAGATCCAGGCAACAACATGGTTAATCCTGTAAGTGCCGAGATATTACAGGGTTATTTAATAGCGCAGGGGTTTTTTAAAGATACAGTTTCGGGTGGTAGCGGAAGTGGTTCAGGCGGGGTAGATGAATTTAAGGAACTTATCGACGTTCAGATACCATCGTTCACAGGCAGAACAGGTCAGCTACTATACATCGATGGCTTGTATGTTAAATCGATGGCTAATCCTTTAATGAGTATAAAATTACAGGATTTAGAGAATTGGCTGGGCGGTACATTACAGCCTAATCAGTACATTTTAAGCAGCAGCCAGATAAATCCTGATGGCAGCAGTATTGGTTTGGTACAGTCGAGCATAAACAATATTATAAACCGACCGCCTGCATTCAACGAGATACGTATAGATTATAAAGGTTACAACTGGACGGCAGGCAATCCACCTACAGGTAATTTAGAAGAATATTCGATGCAGCCAGGGGACTTAATATCGAAATGGTTTATACTACCATATTCGGTAGGCAATCCTGAATACCCTTACGGCAGGATAGCATTTATGTTAAGTGGTAGATGGAATGGTGGCGACGTTAATTCACTTGATAGTTTCGCTGACGGGCATATCATATTATACCAACCATTCACTACGGATCCCGATTATATAACTTAAAATTAAAAATATGAAATTTAAAATATTAATAATAATGCTGTTTATCAGTTTAGGATTACAGGCGCAAGACCTTACCGGTATTGTGCGCATGACGCGTGTTATGTTGCAGGCATCCGATACAACAGCATACATTCCGATAGTAAAACAACGTGTAGGCGGCAGAATCGTTGAAGCCGATTGGTCGATGTTCGGCGGCAGCGGGGGTGGCGGCGGCTCATGCTCATTTACTCCAGAGCAATGTGAGGCTTTAGCAGCTTTAATTTACCGAAACTCTACATCAAGTATATCGGTTTTACCTACAGCGGGCGAACGCGGAGTATCAACAGCTATAACACTAACCTATAATATAACCAGTAATCAGGACGTTTATACAGCAGCCTCAATTAATCAAGGCATAGGATCTGTTTTGTCTAATGTAAATGCCGGTAATGTAACTATTTCGGGTGGTAATAAATCGAATACTACAGCGTATACGTTGTCTATGACGTACACCCGAAACGGTGTGAGTACTAACGAAAGTAAAACCGCTACCTATACAACCTATGTACCGCAATGGATAGGAGTAAGCACAGCGACTGATTTTACTACATACGCAGGTATAGCATCGGCAGGATTAGAAAAATTTGTGCAGGCATCACCATCATTGCAAAAAATAGTAAATCCATCAGCGCAATACGTTTATTTAATTAGTAATAATGCTGCGGCACGTGTTTATGATGGTAATAATTTTTTACAAACATCAGGAGCTTTCGGTGATGGTATAAGTGAGTTTTATACACGTAGTTTCAGTTTAACGTTAGCCGACGGCACAACAACTGGAACTGTTTATTTATACCGAAGCCGTAACTTAAAAACTTTAACTAACATAACCTATAAACTCGCAATACCTAACTAATATGAAAAAATATTTTTATTTAATACTACTATTAACTGGTTTATGTTTTGGGCAGCAGCAAACAGGCGGCGTTAATATACCTACTGGTTTTCATTTACAGGATAACCAGCATTTAGATGATAGAGAAAATACAGTAGCTACAGTTGCTGATTTACAAAACATACATAATAAGGTGGATGGCTTGACGTGTAAAGTTACCGCAACACCAGGTAAATTATACCTGTATGATGAACCTACAAATACATGGTCAGTAATTGGTGGTTCGGATATAAATCATACTGGCTTATTTGTTAACTATACAGCTCCATTTGATGTTACTGTAGGCGCTATACACACCTTTGTAAACCAAAACAATAGGATTCCATCAGGTTCATTTACGGTTACAGAAACTACTAAACCTGTATATATAATAGTTACAGAGAATTTAGCTAATGGGAGTAGTAAAAAATACACCTACGCGTTTATAGGCGGTACCGGCACATGGGGTAATAGTTCAGGTTTTAGCCCTACAGGAACAGCAACAACAGCCCCAATGTTCACTTTAATTGGTGCGCCTAATTCACTGACAAATACAGATATATCAAACGACCCTAACACACAGACTATATCCTTAGGTAATCTGCCAACGGGGGATTATGTAGCGGCAGCAAATAGCGTAATCAGGGATTTATCTAATGATAATTTAGTTTACTATTTCAGTTATACACAAGATAGTGTTTTATATTTAGTGCAGTTTATTGGTACAAATGGGATTTACGGAGGTTCTGGAACGCAGTTGGTATCAGGGGATTTTGCAGCCAGTACTAATAGCGGCGTTACGCCTGCTCAAAATCTGGAAAGTGTTTTAGGAAATGGTAATCATACAGGTAATGATAACGACATCATATTTGATAACGAAAGAGCCGCTATATTTAAAGGTGGTAATTCAGGCGATGAAGCAATCTTTAGTTTTAATGATGAATTAAATCTAACTATAACAGACCCTACATTTAAGGTTAATAATAAATATAGCCCTCTTACTGTATTAGGAGTTGAAGCAGACGTGAATGGGAATATAGACCCCATAGAGGCTTTAAGCGATCAGTTTATACCACTTACAGGCACTACAGAGGGTAATCCTGTTACTGGGGATATAGAATTTATAAATGATGGTGACGCTCACGGACTTGTACTTAAGGTAAATGACGAGGATAACAATAAAAGCTATGTATCCGTAGATTCCACAGGGGCTTTTTTGTATGGCGAAAACAACAATGGATCGTCTACTATAAATGTTAGTGCAAGTGAAATAGTGGTAGCCTCTACTTATCCGCAATCAAGAGGTATAAAAAGCCCTGTTGAATTCAATAACGATAGTGCCGATAGAACGCAATTTACCCAAACAGGGTTCGTTTTAGATAAAATCACAGGACACACAGATATACCAGATGATTTTTATATAGCATGCACATATCAATCAGACCCTACAATAAGAGGTCGTTACTTAACTTATAAAACAGACACTTATAGAACATTTGATTTATCTCCTTATATACCTGATTTTGTTGATGGTAAGATATTCTCTACTAACGGTATTGAAATAGTTGATAAAAACACAATAATATTATCAGGGCAGCTAACAGGTACAACAGGAAATTTATTTATTTTAACATTGAAAGGAGGCTACATAAATGATAATGTATTCACTATAGATAGCTCTGAATTTAAAGAATTGCCAGATATATTACGAGATAATAACAATGAGCCAAGCAAAATACAATTAGCAGGATACACAAGAGGATTTTATTATTTTGTATGTAGAGCAACACAACAAACGCCATCTGTACCAACTCAAATAATAAAAATAAATCCTTTTAACCTTTCTCAAATAAAAACCACAAGCCTGCCTACGACATCAGATTTTATAGGTAGCGTTCAAAATGCACAAGTTCATGATGGAAACATTTATTTTTTATCCACAAGCAACACTGTAGCAGCTAAATTTTTAAGGATTGGTGAAAACTTAGATGATCCTGAAGTTCTATTTACAGCTAATAATCCAGGAGCAAATGAAAGGGTTTTTAGAAACTTCCCGTTTGTAGTTTATAATGGTAAAGTTTTTGTCCCTACTATTCAAAACACTACTGCAGGAACAAGTAAAATAGGTTTATCGTCCTATGATTTAGCCAAAAAAACATTTTTAAATTCAGTACCTACGCAAACAATAAACTCTAATATCGTAGGCTCTCCAAATTATCCTTATCCACATTGGATGACATGTTTTGGAGGCAAAATTTATATACACACGGCAGCTAATAATGCAAATCAAAGCAGGAGTTTAATAAGGTTTGACCCTAACACTTTACTTGTAGAGGCAAGTACGCCTGTGCCGTTTAGGATTACAGACGACAATACTATTACTAACGATGGTTTTATTTATTTAAACCCCGAAGCAGAAACAACAGCTTCACTGCTTAAAATAAAGGCTGATTTTGCAAACAATGAAACGTTTACCTATGTTAACGAGGGTGCCGCAACTACAGGGTATTACTCACTTGGGAGCCCCTCTAATTTAGTTTATGCAGAAAATTTTAAAACTAAATTATCTGAATTTAATGATGATTACCCTTTAAAAACCATAAACGGGCAATCGATTAAAGGCACAGGGGATATAATTATTTCAGGTGGCGGCGGTGGAGGCGCTACAAATTACCCCAAAATATTAGTATTAGATACGGCACCCGCTACTTATACAGGCACATCTACACAAACTATACTTAAAGTACACACGATACCTGCAAATACATTAAGTGCAGGAGTCTTATCCGTAAAATTTATATTTAGCAATACAGGAGTAGCCGGAACTAAAGCCGTAATGTGCTATATAGGTAATACAAACACGTTACCATCTACTCAGTATGGAAGAATAACACCAAGTGCAACGGGTAGGTTTCATGAAATAACCAGAGATTTGATTATAAACGCATCAGGAGCTATTACAGCCTCAAACGCCGCCGCAAGTGCGCCAACTGATGAAGCAATAAACGGAAGTGCTAAAACGACTATTTCAGGTTTAAATTTTACACAACCAATATATATATTCTCAACCGTAACATTAGCAAACCCAGCGGACGATATGACACAGGAATCAGCAGAAATAATTTTTAAACCACAGCAATAATGAAAAAAATCGCCTTACTATTAATTTTAATTACAACGAGTTTAAGTGCGCAAAGCTTCTTAACTTATGACTGTAGCACCTTTGATTTTATAGGGTATTCGTACACCTCGCCTACTTCTGGGTGTTACACTACAGTACCTTTCGATCTTTTAAGATGTTTCCCTAAATTTAACACCACAACACAGAAGTGGTATGAATCAGGAAATACAGCGCAGCTTGAGGAATGCTATACGTTCAATGATTTTCAAACTATAGAAATTGGACAGCAGTCTTTTGTAAATCCTCATTTTACAGTTTTAAAAACAGACACACAACTCAATTACTATTACGGAGATGTAGTGCCACCGTTTCAATTGTTTTGTCCTAATACGCCATACCCTAACTTTACCGGCGCATCAGTAACGTATATAAAAATAACCCCAACAAAATGGAGGCGTTCATTTTCAACCGATAATCAACCATAATTATGAAAAATATAATAGGAGTAGCAGCATTATTTGGCTGCTTAGGATTTTTAATTATTTTTATGTTTTCAGCAGGAAACAAACCATTTGAGTTATTTAATGTTGCGCCAAATGATAATGTAGTTATTTATAACGCCAATAGTATGCAGTATTCAGGGTATGCCTTGGATGCATTAGCTAAAGTTAGTGATGTGCCTGTAAATAATAATCAGTTAACAAATGGGGCGGGATATTTAACAACTGTACCGGCTCAATCGTGGGTAAGTATAACAGGAAAGCCCGTACTATTTTCGGGTTCGTACGTGGATTTAACAAATAAACCAACCATAGATAATTATACCGACACGCGCGCCCGTAATTCTATAAGTTTAACCACTACAGGTGTATCAGGCGCGGCTGTTTATAATTCGAGTACAGGTATTTTAAACATTCCTAATTATACATTTACACCTATAGCACCAACGTATAGTAATACGCCTGCAAGAATATTAAATGCCGCAGGAGCGATATTATCAGCGAATAAACCAACATGGGTATCATACAGCATAACGCATACAGTAGCTCTAACGTTACTAACGCTAAACGGTGCAAGTAACGTATATTTAGAAATAAGCCCAAATAATACAACATGGACAACTATAAGCCAGGCTGGTTTTAGCGATGGTGTAGCTGTTGCTGTAGCTATTACTAAAAGCCAAACAAATAATATACAAGGATATATTCCGGCTAACTATTATTATCGTATAAGGAGTGTTGTAACAGGTGGCGGAAGTGCTACATTTGCAAATGGACAAGAAGTAACTATAAATTAAATATTATGAGTACAATTAAAAAAGAAGGGTTTTTTGATAATTTTTGGAAAAAACGTTATTACAAGAATATGTTTACGGGTGGGGCTTTAGCGTGTTTACCGTTGATTATTTTTCTTCTAATTTGCGCTGCATGGCCTAAATCTGAACCTTTTGTCGGTAATTACTGGATTGCTTATGTCATAGGTAGTTTTATAGGGTTAGCCGCTTCATTTTGGATTCAGTCTTACTGGAACGAATACCAAAGAGTTAAGTATCGTGAGATGCCAGACGATAAAGAAGTATGGTACAGTTTATTCGGTGGAGTAGTAGCTCTTGTAATAGCAGCCGTATTATTACTTCTTAAAAAAGAAAATAATACGCTGTATGCTAAAATAATCGAGATAGCTATATTAGCTGGAGTATCTTTTGGTTTGGGTTTTCTTGTACATTTAGGTAAATTAGTATTCAAAAAGAAATAGCATGCAATTAAATAAACACTAACCAACTCTTAACGGGTTGGTTTTTTGTTATCTTTGTTTAATTAAAATTAATACTTATGAAATGGCTACAGGACAACATTAAGCCGCTTTTAGCGATAGTTATAGTACTACTTGGGTTTACGTACTACTTTGTAAATCAATTCAGTCACACAAAGCCTAACGATCAGGTATTGATTGCTATTGTAGGTTTAACCGGTAACGTTGTGGGTTATTACTTTGGTGCATCTACAGGCACAAGTAAGAAAGACGAAACTATTTCTGATTTGGCTAAAAAACAATGAAAAACTTTAAACGTTTCTGCTATATTTGCATCGCGGCATTCGTAGTGATTATTTGGTCAAGTGGATGCCACTTTATAAATGAAAATAAAGAAACTAAAAACTATGCGCGAAAAACTGATAGCGTTAAGCACCCAAAACGTTATAACTAACATTACAGACTACCTTGAGTTGAATAGAAAATTTGCTTATGCATTTATGATATTTGCACCTGTATTTACTGTAACAATATTTTTAATTTTATACTATATTATTTATGCCTAACGATGTTTTAAAAATCAGTAAAAAATCAGCTTACAAATTAGCTAAAGACGGCTTAGAGGTGGCTTTCTTTCTTGATGAGCAGCCTACACCAATTTATCTAACTTACACAGATGTTTCAGCACCTTACACAACAGAGCCTTTTGTTTTACAAGATGCTGATATAGCTAAAACAGGATTAGTAACCTATATAGGTGCCGATGGTAGTTACCCGGTGCGTAAAGACAGGAAAATGTTTCCTCGTTATTAAATGCAGGATAAAATAAAATATTTAGGGGGTGTGCTTGGTAAATATACTAAGTACGCCCCTTTAGTATTAATGGAGTTTCATGTTTTAGGAATAGCCGCAACCGCCCGTTATGTTTTTGGTTATCCTGAACCTGAATGGTTAACAGTCGTTGATTTATTGAGTGCGCAAATATCTAAAGTTGGATTTATAACATTACTGGTTTTGTTGACCACGTGTAAAGACTGGAATTTTTATCAATGGCTATCATTTTACTGTATAACAGCTTTATTAGTTCTAAACTCTGTTTATAAAATATCCAATTGGGATGTAGACATTTATTTTGTAGGCTTATCTGTAATTGTAGATTTGCTATTTACAATACTGTCTTTATACCAACTTACCAAACAGTATAACAATAAATAAAGTGTTTTTGCGTATTTTTGAACTATGCAAAAGACTTTTATAGAATTATTCAGGGAAATAATGAAACTGCCTGCCGCCAAACGTGCGGGTGCATTCATGGTTGCTTTGCCTTTCGCTATCATTATTTTTTACGAATCAAGAGATAATTACGCCCGTAATCGTGTTAAGGAATTGGAATTGGCGTTAAATATATCTGAAATAAAACGTGAACAAGAACGTAATCAGTACATTAGTAGTCTGAAAGATTGTGCAGCAGATAAAATTAAAATAGTTGACAGGCTAAACGGCTTATTGAGCGAGTACAAGGAACAGCAACGTCAAAGGGATGAACAGCGTGCCGCAGAAATGCAATCGGAATTAAACCAGTTGCGCAGGGGCGTTAAACAAACAGATATTATTTTGCAGAAAACGATACAAATACAAAAAAATTAAGACATGAAACATTTATTATTTTTAGGGTTATTCATGTTTTTTGGAAGCTCAACAGTTAAGCAGGATAAACCTGTAAATGATAGTATTGGTAAAATAACCGTAAGTCGTGACGTTCCTGTAGATAGCTCTATGTTTGTGTTGCCGGAAACGATGCCGTCCGATAAAGTTCTGCAGCAGCTTAAAGAAACTAATGTTATTGTTGATAAAGCTAAATTAAAAGCTATACAGGCAATGAAAAACGCTGAACAACACAGAGCAGAACGTAAAACGGACGAGGCGTTTAAGACGTTGGAGAATTTAGCTGGTAAAAACGATTAATATTTTATTATATTTGTTGTATTAAAAATGAAATGAGATAATCTTTATCTTAAATTTATTTAGCTCCCCGGCAAAATAATTAAACCCCGCTCGTACCGGGGTTTTTTATTACCTTTACTTAAAATAATATATCATGGCAGATGATTTAATTACCATACAGCGAATACAGAAACTGCATCCTAAGGTACGCAATGAAGTTTTACAGGCATACAGGTATGTTAACGAGAAACTACTCGGAAAAGGCGTTAGATTACGTTTTGCATATACTTACAGAACGTTAAAAGAGCAAGACGATATTTATGCCGAAGGCAGGACTAAAATATACAATTCAGCAGGTAAACGATTAGGTATTGTTACATGGGCTAAAGGCGGTCAGTCTATACATAATTATGGTCTTGCATTTGATATTGTGCTATTAGTAGACAAAAACAATGATGGTGTTTTTGAAACAGCATCATGGGACACTAAAACTGATTTTGATAAAGACGGAACATCAGACTGGATGGAAGTTATAAATTATTTTAAATCTATAGGCTGGGTTTGGGGCGGCGACTGGTCAGCGGGTAAAAATGATCCACCACATTTAGAAAAAACTTTCGGTTACAATTGGCAAGGATTGCAGAATACTATTAATGCCGGTAAATTGTTTAGGGATAATGATATTGTGTACGCTAAAATATAAACATTGATTCCACACGGAATTAGTTTCGAAGCCCGGCACATTGAATTGTTGTCGGGTTTTGCATTAAAAAACCCAATTCATGTATAAGGGCATGGTTAGCCGCGATACAGTGAATTGGGTAAAAAATAAATTATGATACGGCAAATATACTAAAAAATATCGTCCGATGGTAATTCAGGAACTGCAGGGGTTAACGGTTCGGGCGCAGGCGGCGTTTCAACTTCATGTACTGGCTCCGACGATACCGTTTCAGGTTCTACAACCTCATAATCGTGTGTTTCTTTTACAGGCTGCTTAACAAGTTCGTTTATTTTTTCAATAGCAGTATTCGATATTTCCTCGGTATACCCTATATCGGTTATCTCGTCGGCAGTTTGCATACCCATCGTTATATCGGGGCAATAGATACGGCTGAAAAATGTTGCGGCACGATAGCGTATCATTAATTCCGGCATCGTTTTCCATTTAGAACCATTTTTAGTAGTCCACCCTTCGGAAATAGCCATTTTCATAGTTACTTCTGGTCCCGATATTTTAACACCGTCTTTTTTGTACGTGAACGCACTGCATGCAAGTGTATCGCCTGCGCCCGTAATATCGAAATCTAAAGGTTCGGCATAACGTTTAGATGCGTTTATAAGTGCGATGATAAATTTAGCGTCAAGTCCTGGCTTACCATGTATGATACTGGTATTTTGCATAACCATTAAAACCGACTGATTTAAACGGTGTGCCATTTCCATAGCCACAAGCACGTTAGGCAGGTTATTTTTATAATCATTAGGTATCATGCTCGATTGCGCAAGAGGGGCAGCCATACGCTGCGCCTGTTCGAATGCGTGAGCATCGTTAAAAACGGATAGACCGCTGTTTTGGGTTGTAATATCTGTACTCATTGTTTTGTTTTTAAAATTTAACCCCCTTATAAATGAGGTATTGTAAATGATCTAATTTTGTTGTTAGTAATTCCCCTGTATCAGTTTTAAATATTTTATTTTCTAAATCTATGGTCAAAAATGAATGAGCTTTTTTATGTTCTGAAACACTCATTAAAAATACATCCTTAAGATATTCGTCTTCATAACTCCAATGATGTAATTCAAAGCCTTTAGGTACTTTAAAATCTCTATGCAAGTTTTTTAATATAGGGTTTTTAGTCCAAGGCTTGTCCTTATTCCATATTTTTTGCTTTTCCTTGTAATTTAATTTAACATATTTATCACGATGTCTTTGCCTGTCTTTTTCAAGTCCTTCAGGTGTAGATCTTATTTTAGCCTCGGTAATTGAACTGTCTTTTTTAGTACAGCTTTTGCATTTACCCAAGTAACCATCTTTCATTTGTGCGTGCTTATAGAAATCACTTAACGGTAACTCTAAGTTGCATTTAAAGCATATCTTCATATATTTTATATTTTATACAAAGATATGCTTTACTTAGAAAGGTTGATTAATTTAACACTTATTTAACTACCATTTTAAAAAGGCAAATCTGAATCATCATCGTTAGCAGCAGTAGCGCCTGCCTCCCACACCCCTTTACCCTGAGCAACCAAAACATCATACGTCCACCCTGGCGTTGCCAAATACCTATCTAACGGTATTGTTGCATCGGTATGTTTATATGTTTTCGGTGGTGCGGCAGCGCGTACTGAAGGGGCAGCGGGTGTAGCAGGCGATTGTGGTGCTGCAGAACCTGCAACGGCATTTCCAGCCTCAACACGCCAGCCTTGTATGGAATTAAAGTATTTAGTTTCTCCTTGTGGATTTATCCACTCACGTCCTCGTAAATTTATCGAAACCTTTACGGGCTGACCAACAGCGTAACCGTTAAGTAATTCGCATTTACCCTGCGTAAATTCTATTAAAATATGTTGAGGGTATTGCTCATCCGTTGTAACAACACATTCTCTTTTTTCAAAACCATTAGTGCCGAACGCGGCGGTTTCTGTAAGCATCTTTATTCTACCTGTAACCTCCATAATTTTATGCGTTATCCCGCCGGATTTAAATTGTTGTTTTTTTTATAATTTGTTTCCGTTAGTATATTTAACCCATTAAGGAGCCGGTACTGGCGGCGCATAAACCGGGATACTTACAATTCTATTAGGTATTCCTTTTTTATCAGCCAAATCAATCGTATGTTTCGTACCTCGGCTTACACCGTCCCAAAATGCAATCAGCATATCTGAATTATCTACTATTTCCTGATTACGCTTCAAGGGTGCTGATTTACCAAATTCCGAATAGTTAGGGTAAAATATAAGTATCGGTAAATCATTATCGCTGCAATACCGTTCAATTAAATTATCTGCACCCGTTTTACAGCCACCGCTTACGAAATATATATCAGGAATGTTTTTAGTGAAATAATCTATCTTAGCAGCGAATAAATTATAATCGTAGAAATTACGAGAACCTATGACGGCTACGCGATTTCCTACGGGGCTAACACCGTAATTTGCTTCGAATAGGTTATTAAATGTTTCGATGTGGTCGCTCATGGTTTACGGTTTTGTTTAGTGCCTTTGGGCTGCCAACGACCTACCGTAAAATGATTAGCATTTTTTTTATAGACCTCTTCATATACCCCAACTAACTCAACCTGATTTAATGCAGGGTAATTTTGCACCATTATATTTTCGTATGAACTATAATTAAAATCGGTTATTATCTTATATCCTTTTCTCATAACTCTATTTATTAAATACCCATTCAGGTAAACTTATTGTTTTAATTTCTTCACTCACGCCGCCCCATTTGCCTGATTCCAGACATTCCATATAGATTTTGCTGGCAGCGATATATTCCTCACGTCCTAACTGAATGCTTCTGTCGTTTAAAACCGATACCTGTATATTGTAAGGAGGTTTTTCCTCAACAACAACAAAAACTACAGGCATGTGGAATAAATCCATTAGAATAGCTGCTTTACGATGCCTGTTAAATAACGCTGCGTCCTTAGCGGTAGTTTCGATGTCTTTAGTACTCGTCAGGTTAATGATTAATCCTGCATCTGAAATCCAATGTGGTTTTATTGATATTACCGCTTCGGTTTCGGGGTGGCAAAATTCTGTAGCCTCTCCCACCTTACCTGAATTGAATAATATTTTACAGGTTGCGTGTTCGTGGATAGCAGCAGTCATTGCCGGTATAGCATCGTATTTATCCGAGGGTATCAGGAATTGATTATTGGCAGCGCATGTTTTAACCAGGGTATCGTAATCGAGTTTCTCCAACGGTTTACGTTTATCTAATACGGGCATTCTAACATACAGCCGTTTAAACTCCGCATAATCTAAAACCGATGCCCGTAATGCATTATCGAAAACCGTAGCTGCTGATGGAACGTATTCATCCCTGTCCTCACGCAGGTAATGATACCAGTATTGCTTAGGGGATTTCAGGATAAGGTCTAAGCCGTGTTTAGTTATCGAATTAGACTGCATGCTGTTTCAGGTAAAAATCCATTTTTTCAAACATATCTCTATATACAGGCAGAAATAATAAAGTTTTGAAATTTGCAGCCTCCTTACGGTAAACCTCAATCATTCGGCTATTTGTCGCAACCGAATATTGAAGATTAGCGATACGGTCACATATTTTTACAAACGTAGCATATTGACAGTCACGAATACCTTTATAGTATTTTTCGTTAGCGCGTTCTTTCCTGGTCTTACCTTTTTCGTTAGTCACAGCGTAAACTATATCCGCAACATGAACGCCTGCATTTTCTTTAATATCATTATAGGTTTTTCTGCAATCTTCAATTAAATCGTGACACCAGCACGCCTGTATTACAATATCTATATCCGAAACCGGTATAAGGTACGAAAACTGTTTAGCGGTATTAGCAACCATTTCTAAATGCAACTGATACGGTTTACCATCGTATTTGTGGTTGGCATCTTCATGGCAGGATATTGCCCATTCTTTTATTAGGTTTGTCATGATTACAATTCAATTATTTCATTAATATTTTCCCTAACCAAATCCTTGTCCAAACCGGAACGAACTGCTAAAACACATATTGCGTTACTTAAGTTTAATTCGTTTTTGTTTTTAATAGATATTTTAATCATATCAATTAAACCGTTAGATTTAATTATTGCAGATCGCAGCATTGTTTTTTCAAAAGGCAATAAACCTATAACTTTACTGGCATTTTCCCAGCATTCGGATTCGGTTTCTGCTTCAGCGATGGATTTAAAACGCTCAAACTCGTCTGTTATATTATCGTTGCCGGCGTTGATGTGGCACACCCTTAAATTACCTTTAAAACCGATGGTGGCGTGTGGGTAGACTTTTAACACTCTTTCTTTTGGGTTCATAAGTCGCGTTGTTTTAGCATTAAATCGGCATAAGTATAAGCGTTTATAGCCAAGTCGTCTACAAAATCAGCTACAACATCTATGCTTAACTCATTTTTAGCAGAAATACCTGTAATCATAGCCTGCATGGCTTTAGCAGCAAAATAATCTCTTAATGTCATTCCGTTAACTACGGTTTCTTTTGAAATAGGGAATGCAGCTTGATTTTTAATGTAATGGTTCATAATTTCATATTTTAGTTCAGCAAACCTACAACTAACATTTTAAATAAAAAAATATTTTTACGTAAATTTAGTTATTATATTTGCCATGTAAAATTAATATAAAATGAAAGAAACACGAAAACAAGAGATTATACGTCTATGCGAAGAAATAGGCGTAAAACCATCGGACGTATTAAGAGAGGCTAAAGTACCTTACTCTACAATACATAATTGGGAGGAAGATCCAAAGGCTTTCCAGACGTATGATAAGATAAAGGAAACTATCACGGCGTTAGCTGCCAGTAAATCTGAAAGTTTATGATACAGGCTAATGAATTGCGTATTGGGAACTGGTTAGCCGACAAGCAAAACCGAAAAGGCAAGGTTATTGAATTAACCCCAAGAACTATAACTGTAAAAATGCCGTTTTCAAAACTAAAAGATACTTATATCGGTAAATCGGCTTTTAAAGGAATACCAATAACCGAAGATATTTTATTGAAGGCTGGGTTTGAGAAAAACGGAAGCTATAAAGAAATAAAACTAAATCAGGTATCAATTACTATTAAGCTTTTAGATGGAGAGTATTTTTTAGTAGATGCTTCAGGATGGTATGGTAAGGGTTTTATTTACCTACATAGTTTACAGAATTTAATATACGCCCTTACCGGCACAGAACTAACTATTAATTTATAACCCTATGTTAGCCCTAACCCCCCGCGACTATCAGGAAGATGGTCTAACAGATATTACACAAGCTTTTAAGGAGGGTTGCGACGAAGTTTTATATGTAAGTCCCACGGGATCTGGCAAAACTGTGTTATTTACATACATTTCGCTTAAGGCTAATTTAAAAGGCTCTAAAGGGATAATCTTAGTCCACCGTATAGAATTACTAAGGCAAACCTCAAAAGCCCTCCTTAAGTTCGAAGTAGAGCATGGTATGGTAAATTCCTTATACACGCCAAACTTTCAAACTAATATTCAAGTTGCAAGTGTTGGAACGATAGTTGGAAGGTTGAATTATTTTGCCTCAATAAACTGGATTCCTGATTTTATAATAATTGACGAGTGCCACCACAGTAACGCTAAATCGTACACTAAAATAATTGATTTTTTTAAAGAGCAAAATTCAAAATTACGGATTATAGGCGTAACCGCCACACCAACACGTTCCGATGGTCAGGGCTTAGGTATTGATTATGGCGGTCATTTCAGCAGGTTAATAATGGGGCCGCAAGCTAAATGGCTAATGGAACAGGGTTATCTTGTTTACCCTAAAGTTTACGGAACTCCCGAATATTTGGATTTATCGAAAATAGACAAGTCAGGTGCTGACTATAATAAGCAGCAACTTTCAGATTTAGTTGATAAACCTAAAATTACTGGCAGCGCAGTACAGCATTACGAGGAATTATGCAACGGAGTACCAACAATTGTGTTTTGTGTTACGGTGGCGCACGCTGAACACGTGGCAGAGGAATTTAGACAATCAGGGCATAAATTTTACTCTATAGACGGTAACACCGATGACGATAGGCGCGAATGGCTTATTAATGGATTAGCTACAGGCGAAGTACAAGGTTTAACATCTTGCGAATTAATATCAGAGGGTACGGATATACCAAGAGCAACCTGCGCTATAGAATTACGCCCAACGCAAAGTAAGACGCTTAATATGCAGCAGCGAGGCAGGGTTTTAAGGCCGGTATACGCGGATGGGTATGATTTAAAAACTCAGGCTGGACGTTTAGCAGCAATAGCAGCATCTGAAAAACCTTATGCTATAATTTTAGACCACGTAAATAATACACAACGTCATGGACTACCGACTGATATTCAGGAATGGACTTTGGAGGGAGAACGCAAAAAACGCGGCTCTAAAAAACAGGAAACCACCGTAAGGGTCACACAATGCCTTAGCTGCTTCGCAGTACATGAACCTGCGCCTGTATGTCCTGAATGCGGGCATGTTTATCCTATACGCGATACCACACCGAAACAGGTGGAAGGAAAATTGCAGGAAATTACAGAAGTTGATATTATTAAGAAGCAAGCGCGTAAAGAGCAGGGGCAGACGCAGGGGTTGGAAGCATTATTGAAACGAGCGCAGGAATTAGGACATAAACCGGCATGGGCGCACCATATAAATAATGCCCGGCTAAAGAAAATGGAAAAATTGATGCCTGTAATTGTTTCGGTGGCAGAACCCGAACTGGTAAATCAGGATACAGAACACGAATTTAGTAACGATTTAGAATTTTAGATTATGGGAGTTACTAAAGTTAAATTATTTACCCTTGAAGAAATATCAAAGAATACAGGCGTAAAATTACCGTGCTTAAACAGCAGATTTAAATCCAGAGGTTTAAAAGGAAAAGTTATAACGATAAGAAACACACGCTATTTCACTAAAGAGCAGGCAGATTTATTGTCGGTTAAAAAAATAACCCTTTACAGGGTAATTAAAAAACCTAAAAAACCATATTTCGAGTTCGCTAATATAATCGTAGAACCTAATGTTCGTACCTAAAAAAATATTATTCCAAATTTCACAAAACAAAAAGAATGATGGCGTATATTGCTGTGCTATTTCATGCCGTAATAAACCGTGCGCTAAGAAAGCTGGGTTGTGTCATAAACACTATCACAGACACAGGCGAATAATCGACCCTGTATATGACAGATACGCGAACTTCAAACATAAAGCATTGTCACGAAAAAAGGAATTTACCATAACATTAATGGAGTTCAGAGGATTTTGCGAAAAAACAGGATATATTATTACTAAAGGAATGCGAGGCTACCGCTACACAGTTGATCGAATAAATAATAATTACGGCTATCATATTTGGAATATCCAATTATTGAGCCTGATTGCAAACATTGAAAAATACCACGAAGTAGATAAATTATTAACTGAACCCAATGAAGGGGAAATATTATTTTAAATTATGTATAAAAAAATTAAAGAATTGCCAGTAACAGGTAAAATTATAGTACCTAATCGTGAAGCGTCCGAAGCGTTACAAAATGAATTATTTAAAAAAGGATATGATTGGTTTTGTCAAGATAACAAACAGATAAGGCATACCGATAAGTTTGCTATAGTTTTTGAAGAATTAGATATGTCGATATGCTATACTGATGGATTTAATAAATACGACAAGCATATTGATAAATTTAAATTTAATAAATTCTTTAAACCTGTATAACCATGAACCAATTAACCGAATTAGCATGGTGCTGGCGTTTCTTGATATTCAGCGGCGTTATACTATGGATTATAATCCTGATATGGATATACTGGATTATAGAAATAAAAATATCTGATTGGAAAGATAATCGGAAGCGCGATCACGATATGGAGAATTTGAAACGTATAAATAAAAATATCCTGCATGAGTAACATCCTAATAATAGACATAGAAACCACCGACTTCCAAGCCCGTAATGGTAAAATAGTTGAAGTCGGTATCGTAGACCTTAACCTGAATACAGGCGAACGTAAAATTATATTCGATAAGGTCTGCCACGAACGACCGATAACCCGCGAACACGTTGAGAAATCATGGATTGTAAATAATTCAGATTTAACTGTTCAGGATATACAGCGCAGCCCTCAGCTATTACACCTGCAGTATGAAATTCAGGATATACTGTATAATTACCCATTGGGTGCAACGGCATTTAATAACGCTTTCGATTTCGGGTTTTTAGAATCCAGGGGATTTATATTTCCCAAGAAATTAGCCTGCCCGATGAAATTAAGTACTGATTTATGTAGGCTACCTAAAAAAACTGGTTACGGCTGGAAATGGCCTAACGTTGAGGAATGCCACAAATTTTTATTTGGCGACGTTGGGTATATTGAAAAACACAGGGGCGCGGATGATGCGTATTTTGAGGCAGAGATAGTTTACGAATTATATAAGAGAGGAATATTTAAAATTTAATCTATGGAACATAAATCAGAATCCAACATAATGCGCGTTATCCAGTTAGCGTTATCGGCTGCAGGCGTTAAAATATTCAGGAACAATATCGGGACTTGTTGGACGGGTGCATCAAAAAAATTCACGTCAAAACAAACCGTTAATGTACAGGCAGGTGACGTATTAATTCAAAATGCTCGTATACTACATGCTGGCTTATGCGTGGGCAGCAGCGATTTAATAGGCTGGAAAACCATAACAGTAACTCCTGAAATGGTAGGCAATAAAATTGCCGTATTCGTAGGTTGCGAAGTTAAAAACCAGTCAGGGCGCGCCACAAAAGAACAGATTGCATTTATTAACGTATTGAACGAATCAGGAGGACGCGGTTTTATAGCCCGTAACCCTGAAGAGGCATTGAAGGGGGTAGGGTTATGACCATAGCCGAAATAAAATCCACCTACGATATAGCCGAGGTTATAGGTAAACACATCCCGCTTAAAAAAGACGGTCAAAACATGGTGGGAGTTTGTCCGTTCCATACCGACGACCGAGCCTCGTTAATTGTAAATACAAAACGCCAATGTTATAATTGTTTTTCGTGCGGAGCTAAGGGAGATGTAGTAGGTTTTTTCATGCGATACGATACCGTCGACGCCAAAGAAGCTATGAACATCATTACAGGCGGCTTAACCACCGCGCCTAAATACATACCGCCCGCACCCGTTAAACAGGAACTAATAGATACTGTTCCTGACCAGAATTTTTTACCGAACGTAGCGAACATACCTTTTACTATTAAACAGGTATTATTAGGGAAACCATCGCGTTACTGGACGTACCACAATGCAGAAGCCGAGGTTATCGGTTATATATTACGTTTCGATTGCACCACACCAAAAACAATTTCGCCTTACGTACATAAAAACACAGGCTGGACTACATTAGGATTTAATACGCCGCGTCCGTTATATAACCTACACCTGATACATAAATACCCTGACAGGGATATACTGCTTGTTGAGGGGGAGAAAGCCGCTGACGCCGCCGCTATACTGTTTCCTGAATTTACATGTACAACATGGATAGGCGGGGCAGATGGTATCGGCGCGGCAGATTTTACGCCGCTTGCAGGACGGAACGTTTACGGCTGGGCAGATAATGATGTTGCCGGAGTGGTGTGTATGTTTGGTGGTTGGCGAAAAAATGAACAATCAGGCGAATACAGGCGCGTTAAAGGAATTGTAGAACGGGTACAGGCGAATTTTAAACGAATCAATAATCAGGTGGAATTTCCTAAAAAATGGGATATTGCTGATGCCGAATGGACTCAAACCGAAGCACGGGTTTATTTCGAAAATAATATATCTGACATCCCGTCTATATCGGAATATCCACCTAATGAATTACCTTTACCATCCGTTACACCAGAACCGCCAGTAATAACCGTGCCTAAATCCCTGCCTAAAACCGAAAAATACACTATGGAAAACACTTATTTTAAATGCCTGGGCTTTGAAAATATAAACTCCGGAGCGCATTACGTTTTTTATGTTTTCCAAAGTAATGTTATCGTCAAACTATCTTCGAGCAGCATATCGGTAAATAATTTATTTCAGTTAGCACCATTGAACCATTGGGAGCATGAATACCCGTCAAAAGGAAAATTAAACATAACTGATATAGCCGACAAATTAATATGGGCGTGTAAAAAAATAGGAATTTTTAATCCTAAAAATATTCGTGGGCGTGGTGCATGGATAGATAATGGCGTACCTGTAATTCATTGTGGCGACCACTTAATTGTTGAGGGCAAAATACAATCCTTAGGAAAATATAAATCGAAATATATTTATGAGGCAGGGGAGGCATTGGATTTTTCCGTAACCGACCCGCTGCCTAAAGAACGCGCAGGATTATTAACCGACACGTTGGAGCGTCTGAATTGGGCGCGCGATGTAAATTCACGATTGCTCGCAGGATGGATAGTTGTTGCGCCATTGTGCGGGGCGTTGGATTGGCGTTCGCATTTGTGGCTCACAGGAGCATCAGGTTCTGGAAAATCACACGTACTCCAGATGTTTATTAAACGTTTTACGTCCGGTATAGGCGTACATGCGCAGGCAGATACCACGGCGGCGGGTATTCGTGGATATTTAGGGATGGATGCGAGACCGGTAACTATCGATGAAATTGAGGGCGAAAATAAAGCTGCCCAAGAACGTACACAGATGGTTATGGAGTTAATGCGTGCCAGTTCGACATCGGAAGGTGGTTTTATTTTGAAAGGAACAGCGAACGGTGGTTATAACCAGTATGATCTACGATCTATATTCGCGTTCTCATCGGTAGGTATTAATTTAACGCAGCGTTCCGATATATCCAGGATTACGGTTGTAGAATTGCTTGAAGATAAATCCGAAAACAAGAGAGATAAATGGAAGGAAACCCTGCGTATTTACGCTGAAATATTTACCGATGAATATGTACAGGCATTTATTTCAAGATCCATAAAAATGCTACCCGTAATATTAGAAAATAGTAAAATGTTTTCTACAGCCGCCGCCGCCGAGTTAGATAGCCAGCGTGCCGGCGACCAGATAGGTATTTTATTAGCCGGGGCATATAGTTTAAAAAACGACGGTTCAATAACCTATGAAAAAGCCTGTGAGTTTATCCGACAAAAAGACTGGTCAGGCGAAAAATTACAAGATAACACTAAAGATGAAATTAAGGTAGTTAATAAATTGATGGAGGCTGATATTATCGCAGAAGTTAGCGGAACACGATTTACGCGCACCGTAGGCGAATTAATTGGTGTGGCTATAGATAATTCCGATAACGATTTTATAAGTAAAGAAACAGCCGTGATTACGTTATTACGTGCCGGTATGCGTGTTGTTGATGGAAAATATATTTTGTTCAGCGATACATCAAAATTTATATCTAAGGTGTTCGCAGGTATGCAGCAGGAACATAACTATTCAGGGTTTTTAATGCGTTTAGAGGGCGCGGTAAAAGTAGACGGTGTAGTATTCGGTTCACGCACGAAATCTCGAGCCACAAAGGTTAATAGTGATGTTATATTTGGAGCTGTACCCGTAGCAGAGGGTAAGCCGTTTGAAATCATACGTAACGACGGAGAACAGGCGGAAATTAAATTTAAATAATTTTTGTGAAAAATGTTTGTGGATTGAAAAATAGGTGTATATTTGTATGTATAAAGCAATAGGAATTATGGAGAAATTATCAATGTTCGGCAAAGACATGGAATACCTTATAGAAATAATAACAAACCAGTCTAAACACAATACTTCAGTATCTATAGATACCTTATTTAATGAGGTTAGAGATAATTTTCATCAAATAGACGGGTATCAAATTGTTACCTGTGAAAAAATACTTGGAAGAAGCGTTAATCCGGAAAAACTATATAAAAGCAACAACTTTCAATATGCATTAGAAACGCCATATTTAGTTTTACTCAATAAATTTTACTAACAACAATTAAAACCCAAAAACCCATGACACTAAAAACCTTCATCGAAACCCAAACCACACCCGTTAAAACCATAACCAGTTTAAAATACCGATTTCAGGATCGGTTTTATACGGAGGGGCAGATTACGGAATTATATAACACACTGAATATCAATTAATCCATAAAAACCATAAAATCCATAAAATGAAATTACGAGTATCTGCGCCATCGAAAGAAAAACTAATAGAAGAAATAAATAAATATTTTTATAGTACATCTTTCAGGATTGAAAATGGAAAGTTATTTAATTGTAAAGGTGAAGTTCCTGGATTTACGGTTAAGGTACAAAAGGGAAGATATAAATTATACCAAAATTAAAAATGGAAACTAAAAAACTATTATACAATACCAGAACAAACAGTATAATGCTCGGTAATTTAGAGGGGTGCTCCCAATGGATTATATTAGCTGAATATTGCACGGAAATAGAGGCTGAGATATTTTTGATATATTTTAACTCTAAAAAAATAAAATCCACTTTAAATAGGGTAAAAAAAGCATTATCAGAATTAAAATCTTTTCAAACCAGCCTTATGGAGAGAAATTTTAATATAGAAAAATTAAATAAATAGAAAGCCATGAACCTATACCAATTAAATTTTACTCATTACGCCCAAAAAGGCGACAAATCAGGAATTAGAGCTTTTATATTAGCAGATAACGACGAGCAGATTTTTAACTATTTAGCTCAGGAAAGCAACCCCTTAAAAACCTACTGGTATGATGATACTAAAATAATTTACGATTCTGAAAAAGAAGAATTTATAAATCCTGAAGATGATGAATCTGATGAAGAATACGATGGTTGGTACGATGAAAATTACGAGCCTGTAACATTTAAAGAATGGTGTTTAGTGAATAAAGGCGATGGACAAAAAGAACTACACGACTTATATTACGGACAAACAGTTTATTTTTGGGAACTTAAAAAAGAAAATTGCACGGAGGAGGAGTGTGATATTTTAAAGGAACTTAACCTCCTGCATATTGCTAAATGAAACCCCTTAAACGCGGCAACACCGCCTCAACCCATTATGAAACTGTTAGCGTCGACGGAGCGCCTTATAAAATCTATAACCTATATACATCAGGGTTACTAAGGAAAAATACAATATTAATCAAAATCGACGATTCCCTACGTGAAATTACAGCACCATCAGATTTACTGGCTTTTAAAAATAGGGTTATTACCGAAAAATTATCACTTTCTGATTTAGGTGTTTTCGACGCGATACCTGAAAAAACAGATTACAGCATCAAACCTAAAGATTTTCAAGACTTATCAGAATCATTCCCGCCACATACGCCTGATGAAATAATGGAATTGCACAATTATTTACTGGCAGACCATCAGAAGTCTTGTGTATATTTATTGCGTACCGAGCTAAAATATATGGCAACTAAAAATTTAACCGTTAAAAAAAGAATACAAGAATCTAAAAATTTTAAAATAGAAATGAAAAACACCGAGAAAACATTCGACATTACAAATCCTGAACACGCCAAAAACAGGCAGCGCAGGATTAAATCAATTACTGATTTTTACAAATTTACCTATGACCAGGAATCAGATAGTTTCGTTAACGGTACTATGAAAGTAAAAATGGATTACCTGCAGGAGGCAACCGAAGTTGACTGGTATGATTACATGGTAATGATAGGCGAAGAAATTAAAACGAAGGGCGAAAATCAGCCTGCAGAACCCGACGCGGCCGTATCTGATGTTGCTGAAACTGTAGCGTTTGAGGAATTACCGGCAGAACCTGAAGCCGAAACAGGATTAGCCACACTCGAAACAGTTTTATCGATACAGCCCGATAAAATATCAGATTTAAAGAACCTTATCTCGAAACAGGAATCTATTGCTGCAGCTAACCCGTTCGTGGCTATAACCGATGCTAAAACGCTTAAGCTTGCTAAGAAACATGAATCCGCTCTGCTTAAAGCCAGTACAGGTGCTGAAAAAATAGAGAGCGATGCCAGTAAATTATTGAACTCTATAAAATCAACGATTAAATCACTGGTTACGCCAGCTGCAAAAATAACCAGGGAGGCACACGAAAAACAGAAAACAGAACGCCTGCGATGGGAAAACCAAGAGGAATTACGTATACAGGCAGAACGCACCGCACAGTTAGCTAAACTAAACCAGCGTAAAACCGATTTATTTAATGCCGGATATATTTTTAACGGAGAATTATATAATATCGGTAATTTATACGTTACCGGCACTCAAATTGAAACATCGAGTGATGAAGATTTTTTGAAATTCATAACCGATGGGCAGCAGGCTAAAAAAGATGCTGAGGCGGCAGAAACAGAAACCAATAAATTACTGAAAGAAAAACAGGATTTAGAAAAACAGTTAGCTGAAATGAAAACTAAGCTGGCGGCTATGAATGCACCAACACCCGAACCGGTTATACCTGTATCTGATTCGGTTATCTCAGTGCCTGAACCTATCGAAACGCCGCCTGCGCCCGAACCGGCGATAGAAATAGTAGACGGATTACAGCAGACGGTAATTCAGGGTATGGAGCAGCCTAAACCCGTAGAACCAGCCCCCGTAGCCCCCGCACCAACCGCACCAGCCGCACCAGTAAAATCAAATATTCCTTATGGTTACGAGCCTGAAACAGAATTTAAACCTGCTTTGCCAGGTAATAAACCTTTGGAAGCCTTCGATAAAGCACACAAATATTTCATCCAAGACGTACCGTTAACACCTGCGTTTATAAAAGTAAGGTCATACTATAATTTAGGTGCTTATGGTATTGCCGTGGCGATAAACGATATTTTAACCCGCCCAGCTGATCCAAACGGAAAACAGAAATCAGTAATGATTAAAGAATTGTGTGATATAGTAATTAAACAATTGGAGTAATGAAAAGTAAAATTGAGATACTTAATGCTTTAGCTGTATTAAAAGAAGAAAATTGCTTCGAAAATTTACTGTACGAGTACAGGTATGGGGATTTAGAATATGGAGAAGTTATATTACTTATTAAAGAAGCTATGGATGAACACGCAAAACAGATGTGTATTGAGCAGCGTAAGATGTGTGCTAATTATTTAGGGACAGATATATTAACCTCTTCGGAGTGCCTTTTGGCACCCTTAGCAACCGATAAACTATAACATCATGGAAGAACCACTAAAATACAAATTCTGGCCGTTACTGGCAGGCGCAATAATCGGAGGTTTAATCGTGTGGTTTTTAACAGCGCCATTACGCCAAAACCTAAAACCCACATCCGGTAAAACCGAGCGGCTACAGGAAACGATTAAAAATAAAAACGATTCCATTACTGGAGGAATAAAAGCCGCCTCTGATATTTCTAAAAATTCAGCGGAAAAATCTAAGGAAATGATTAACAAATTACCCGTTGGTAAGCCTGTAATTAAAGATACTACGAATGAGTATATGAAGGATTACCTTAGAAATTATAAACCTGAATAGATATGAAAGAAATACTTAATAAATTAATCGATATGTCGGGTTTAACTCCATACATGGTAGCTAAAAAAACAGGCATCGAATCAGCTAATCTATATCGATATAATTCAGGATCTAAACCAATAGGTTTTACGACACTTAAAAAAATAGCCAATTCCATCGGTTATGATTTAGAAATAATAATTAAAAAATTACCTGTATTAATAATCTTCATCAGTTTACATGCGTTTTCTCAGGATAGTATTCAGATACAGTATAACACGAACCCGCCCACCTTTAAATGGATTAAAACCCCAGGATTACAATACCAGCCGGAGTCTGTATACGAACCAAAATCAGATACCCTATGCTTAACACCAACGCAGTACAAAAACATCTACACAGGGCTTAAAACAGGCGAGCAATATCGTTTACGTTATGAGCAGGCATATAACGCAGCGAAGGATTTAAATACTATTATTCAAAAACAGAATGATAGCCTGCAGGTTATTTATTCCCGGTTAATTGTTCTGAATACGGAATTGAACCAGGCACATATGGATCTAACGGCAGAGTCGGTAAAAATTGAAGCTAATAAACCTGTAAAGTGGTGGAATCATCCTATTACGTGGGGGATTATTGGATTTGTAGCGGGGGTATTAATGGTTAAATAAAATAAAAATGATAACTAAAAAAATAGCAGGGGATTTATACGGCAATGGTTTTATGTTGCAGGATAAAGAGGGCAGGATATTTAAGATAGAGAGCGTGCATTCAAATCATTTCTTAACTGATAACCCTTTTAACCACCTCATAGCATTCAACCAAATAGGCACCGAATACCACATATTAGCCCGACCACTTTCCGACCTCACAAAAGAGATTACTCACAATGGATTAACGTTTGTGCCTATTGTGGAATTGGCTAAAAAGTTTCATACACTAAGCGAGGAAACTTGCAAAGGAGGTTACAGAGATATTATCGATGCGGGCAGTTATGGTATTCAGGTTAGTTGCTTTATTGATAAAGACAGACACGGATATTATAGTATTTACGGAGATAATGACCTTATGTTTCATAATGATGCACGAGAAGTTAACAAGCTTATCGAATGGAACTTTGCAATTTCACTTCCCGAAGGCTCATGGACACCAGTAACCGATAATAACAATCCTTATAAGTAGAAAATATGCCATTAACAGACAACAATTCCACAGAATATTACGGTAATACAGACCCTAAGTGCCCTCATTGCGATTTCGTATATGATATAGGAAATAACGATGCTTATCACTTGTATCAGGAAGATGATCACAGTATAGAATGCCCTAACTGCAATGTAGATTATATCGTGTATAGCAGGCCTTTAGGTTGGGTATTTGATACCGATGAACAGGATTAACCAGTAACAGAAAACAATAACCCTTATAAATAAAACTATGGAAGCAGAATTAAAAGTTAACGTTTGGGACTGGGTAGTGACCAAAGATGGGCAAATCGTTCAAATTGATTCGGATGATATGCATGGATTGCCTCACGAAAAAATTGAGCGGTTGGCTAACGAGGAAGAAATTAAAAAAGGTATTCTTCTTAAAGTAAGAACAACAGCAGATAGAATGGCAGGCGTATCAGAAGCGAGGAAGATACTTGACAAGTATGACCCTCTCCCTACTATTAACCCTACATACTCGCAGTACACCGTTTTGAAGGCCATGGAGGAATACGCCTCTTTATTTAAATATTAACCCATGCAAAACACACAAGGCAATACACTACAGTATTTAACGCCAGTATATAAATTATGGAAAGAATGACACCCGAAACAAAACAGCTCGTAAAAATATCTCTGCACCAATACAGCCAAGCCGGTACAGAACAACGTTTACAAGCTGCAGAACACGTTAAACGTAATATTATAGCGTATCCTGACAGAAACGATAAATACACGTAGGCATCCGAGATATTCCTGTATATACTAAAAAGAAACCCTGACTATTAAGTCGGGGTTTTTATTTTTAAAATAGTTGCCTCGGTGGGGTCTACCGGGTTGCCTCGGTGGGGTCGGGAGCGTAATACTTTTATAAATTTTTTGACTGCCTGTAATTCCGTATCGTTAAGGCGTATCTGACGTGATTTACGCAGTTCTGATACTTTAGGACGTCCGGCGCCTGGGCGTGAGCCTCCGTGGGTATTTTGGGGTTTCATGATGTTAAAATATTAATACAGCTTCGCTTTCGTAACCATTCTCTAAATTAAAAGTTTCTTTCCATGCGTGTTTAGCTTCAGGTTCGCAAGGATTTATAATTTCAACATAATCACCCATATCTCTCATGTATTCAACTTGATTAAACTGAGTGTTAGTTATTTTTCTAACCAATATATTACCTACTCTATAATTAGATTCCATAATCTTAATTTTTATCGTTTGATTTCTTATACAAATATACAACTATTTTTGAATAAAACAATACATTAATCAAAATATTTTCACAAAAAAAAATACACCGTAAATTAATGCGGTGTATTTCGGGTTTTAGATGAAGAACTGACCTAAAGCTGAAGCTATATCCTTTATATCAATTAATTTTTTATAAAACTCATCTACAGATAAATTGCCCGGAGGGGATAAAATAGATTCATCGGTAACCACTTTATTTCCATTAGTAGATATTAATTTCCAGAATTTAATCTTTTTTTATAGAACCCTCTGAGCTATCGTTGAGTACTATATATTTAATTCCTTTATAAATACACCAACCTCTGACACAATATTTATCTATATCTTTCGGTGATAAATCCTCTACCTGAGCCATGAGGCCTGCTGTGATTTTCGCTTTTTTAATCTCTATTATCATAATTATTCTATTTCTAAATTATCGTCATACGGTTTTTCTGTAGGCTGCGGGATAAAATCGTTAAATATTAATATAGCTTCTGTATGCCCTAAATCCCGGCTTATAGTATCGAACAACTTCTTTGCCTGAGCTTCATAATAAGCGTCTTTTTTCTCCTTAAAATAAACCCTTATAAAATCATTGTAGTACGAAACCTGAACCTTTTTATTAGTAAATCTGTTTATCTGTGTAGCGTAAACCCTAACGGTCTGCACGCCTACATCTGCCGGATCTAAATCCAGATAATCAGCTCCAGAGTTCAAAGCCGATTCCATTCTCTTATAAACGGACTCTTTTTTCTCCCTGGTATCGAGTAAAAAAACGCCTTTTTCAGGCAGGGATTTAAAATTTATCCCAATAGATTTGCAGTAATTACCAATATACCGGCTTAATTTTGGACTAAATTCGACCTCTAAAAATGATTTTTCAGCCAGTACTTTTTGGCATATAGACTTAAAATTTAAATCATTTTCGGTTAGTATTGCAGGGGATTCTGAACGATCCAACCACCTTATTCTATAGGTATCTTCTACCTCATGTTCGTCCCATCCGTCGATGGTTTTAGTGAAATCACAGATATTTGATTTATGAAAAGCCACTAATAAATCAATATATTCCTTAGTTTGTTCTACTAAATTTTCATCAGGTATGTAGAAATTCCTGCTCACGTTACCCATAGATTGAATATTAACAATAACATCGTTAATATTTTCTACATTAATTACTTCCATAAAAATATAATTTAAAGTTTGAAACGCAAATATAACGCATAACTTTTAATCAAAAAAATATTTAACATCATAACTTTAAAAACTTTAAAACATAACATATAACATATAAAATTTAATAATATTAATAATTCTATATTTAATATAAATTTAAAATACAATTTTAAATAATAATATAAGATAATATTAATAAAAATTATATTTTATTGTAAATCAGACATATAACCTATTTTTAACAAATTTTTAAGTTTTACTTTTTGAACTAAATCAGAAAGATACAGAGCCCTATATATATATAAATATTACTTACTTTACTTATATAAGTATAGTAATATAATAATATATAATACTATGTCTCTATGTTTTTGAAGCAAAAAATACAACAAAAATTTTTTTACGATTTTTCATTGCTATGTGAAAGAGTTTTGTATATTTGCCATATCAACATCGAGATTATGAAACCCGAACCTAAGCAGAAATTTATCAACGTACCGGTTAAGCCTGAGGATAAGATACGGCTAACCCAGCAAGCCAAAGAAAATAAAACTACCGTTGCGGCTATGGTCAGGAAACAGCTTGGGCTTTTAACGCCGGTAATTCTGCTGTGCTTATTTACCGGCTTAACATCATGCTCAGCAGAACAGGCAGACTGCCACTGCGATGCAGAATACACAACCGGCACAGGAAATTATTTTGTTAACGGCATGCCGATTGAATGCGATACAAAACAGCCATTGGCAGCGAGTAAATCAGGCGGGTATTTCGTCGGGTGTAAATAATTAATCATGGAAAAAAAACTAACGATAAAGCAGGAAAAATTTTGTCAGGCTTACGCAAGGTTGCTTGACAAATCTGCTGCATATCGTGAAGTTTATGCATCGAAAGGGGGAAGGGCAGAAACAACGCACCAGGAAGCATGTAAGTTAGCTTCACTCCCCAATGTAGCCCAAAGGATAGACGAGCTTACAGAGGTAAAGAAAAAAGTAGCCAATACTAAGTTTTCAGTTAGTGCCGAAGAAATGCTAAGGCACTTGAATATTTTGCGTGAAGCCCGTATCGATGAATATGTTAAATTCGAAGATGGTAATTTAATTTTTAAGGATTTTAAAGACCTCACGCCAAATCAACTTATGTGTATTCAAAGCATTAAGCATGGAAAATTCGGAATCGAATTAACGCTGCACGGCAAGGACTGGACCATAGAGAAAATAAACAAACATATCGGGTTCTATGAAAAAGACAATGAGCAGAAAAAATCAGAGCAAACCGTTAACTTCGATATGTCTAAAATATCGGATGCCACCCTAAACGAATTAGAAGCGGCATCCGGGGAATAAAAAAAGCCATCACTTAATTATACTGGCTTTTTTAATTATTTAAAAAATATAATTTAAGCAAAATACTTAACCCTTGAGTTGATATATTCTGAAATGTCTTTTATATTATCATTGATTGATACTGCAATCATCTCTCCTTGAATATCTCTTTTATCTAAGTAAGATTCAAATTCTTTATCTGAAATATTATCATCAGAAATAACAACGTTTACAATAGCGTCATAGTCTTCAATATCATTAAAGCATTCAAAATTGATAAAGTTAGCCTGGTGGTCAGCTATACGTAACAAAACGCGATCAATAACAATATATATACTCGCTGTTCTTGCTGAATCATATCCTAAAACTGCTTTAAATAAATCTGAAGTTGTCATAATTGCTTTTGTTTTTATTTCTTATACAAATATACATTACATATATGTAACTTCAAAGCTTTTCACAATATTTTTTTAAATTATTTTTAAGGTCATTAAAATTAATTTCCGTAAACTTATCCAGGCTTTTTTTATTCCGGTAAACCTGCTCACTTATATTCATTAACTTAGCCATGCCTTTATGCCCTATGCTAAGATCGTTTTGTATTTTTGTTATTAGTTCTTTCATTTTTATTTATTTTTTAGCTGCCACAGTATCGAGATAGCACATTACATTAAAATCATTTAGATTATCGCTCTTAACTATTTCTTTTAAATCAAGAGTAGAACCTGATTTTAACCATTTATTTAGTTTAGATTCTAAAACTGCATCTGATTCGCTTTTGGTTAATAAATCAGAAAGAATATTTATTGCTGCATAAAAACAACTATCAAGACGTGTCATTGAATAATTTTCTAATTTATCTCTAAATTTACCGGCTAATTTAAATGTTTCTGAGAATGCCATAATTATTGTATTTAAAGGGAGGTGTTAACCTCCCTGTTATTTTTATTTTTCAAATCTTGCTTGCAGGTTAGGCATTGTAAATAAAGGCAAACCCTCTAACACCCTGGCTTCATTCATTAAAGTAAAGCATGTGTAAGCTTTTTTGTAGCTTTTGTTTTTTAAAGCTCCGTTCATTTGCGCTTGTAGTAGTTGAGAATCTGTTTTCATAATATTTAGTTTTATTTGTTTTTCTATACCTCAAAGATACGTTACATATATGTAACCTGCAAGTTTTATTTAATTTATTTTGTTATATTTGTAACACTATGACTAAACAGATTATTTTACCGAAAATCCACGAAGTAAAAGCCGAGCTATGTAAGCGGCGTTTGTTTTATTTCCTTAAGGAATTTTGGGACGTGATAATCAACAACCCTTATGAGGACAATTTTAATATCGAATATTTCTGCGATGAGATCCAATTAGTAATCGATAAGTATGTTTTTGAACGACCACCACATATACAGGCAGGGAAATGGTATCCTACGATTTTAGACGATATTAAAAAAAATCTTGTGGGCAACATGCCGCCAGGTACAACGAAGTCAACGATACTATCCAGGGCTGTACCCGCGTGGGTGTGGTGCATTGATGATTCAAAATCAATCATGAGTAACACCATATCAGCATCGAACGCCAGCGGGTTCGCTAAAGATTCACTTGATATCATAAAATCTGATAAATACAGGCTTTATTTCCCTACGGTGCGCGTGCGCCGGGATGTATCCGCTAAAACCTACTACGAATCAGAAAACGGCGGCATACGGTATTCTGTTACCACAAACTCTAAATCGAAAACAGGCAAGCACGTTGATTTAATTACTGACGATGACGCGATGGACTACTCAACGGCTCAAAGCCCGGCAGAAGCCGCAGAATGTATCGAGGGATTTAAGGCGTTGCAGTCCCGTAAAAAAGATAAACGTAAAACGCCATATATTTTATTCATGCAGCGACTGTCTACGAAAGACACTGCGGGCCATGCGCTGAAAGTACTTAAAGACGACGTAAGGCATTTATGTTTGCCTGCTGAAGATATTTACCAGAATATTAACCCGCCTGAATTACGGAAATATTATATTGATGGTTTGCTAGATCCGAAACGTTTATCACGTAAAGTACTGGCAGACCAGCGCGCCGGGTTACTGGATGACAATAAACCAATTTCAGATGTAGCGTATAACATCCAGTACAATCAGATAGCGCAATCTGTTGACGGGTTACTATATCCTGAATTAAATTTCGTTGACGCGTTGCCGCCGCGCCGGGGCGATGAAATACGTTTAAGTTTTACCGATGTAGCTGATACTGGAGCGGATTATTTCGCCACACCGTTTTTTGAGATAAACGCCGGTAAAATGTATTGGTTCGATAGTATTTATACGCAGGAGGGTAGTTCTGTTACATCGCCATTATTGAAACGCAAAATACAAGAGCATGGCAGTATTATAAATAAAATGGAGACTAATAACCAGGGTAGCGTATATGTAACCCTGCTGCAGAACATGGGTGTGCACGTAGAAGGCTACTACAGTTCGGGTAATAAAGCATATCGCATTACATCGTTCGCCCAATTCATGAGTAAAATCTACATCGTCAGGGCGAACCCGGTAACGCAGCCGCAGCATAATCAAGCCGTGAAACACCTGCAGGCGTACCCTAAAATCGGCAAGGCCGAGGACGGACACGATGATATTGAGGATGCTGTAACACAGTTTATCTGGTACATGTATGAAAATTATAAGTATTTGTTTGAAATAAGTTAGTATATTTGTGAAAAATATTTAACCCATGAGTATCGAATCAATACACCAAATCCACAAACGCGCCATATCTGGATATGTAGAGCGTAAATCTAAATTCTTGGAATCGTTTTTATCAGAGCGTATCGGCAGGGAATTAAATCAATCAGATTTCAAAGACATACACGGCGTTCATGACCCTATCGCTATGAGTGAGAAAATTTACTACAAAGATGAATTTGTAGGGGAGTTTACTACGGTAGTGGAGAATTATACGATTACTATTAATTTTAAACCAGCATAACCATGACACAAGAACAATTTAATAAAGCCGACCTGTTAGATAGGAAAATACAGGAAGCTAAAGAAATAATTGAGTTAGCTTTAGATCATAAACCGGAGAGGGTATTTATACAGCAAGTATTTTTAAATATGATTAAAAACGATCCTGTTCTCAGCTACGAGATATCTAAACTCATAGATGCGCATGTGAGGGCTAAGCTAACTGAATTAGAGAAAGAGTTTGAGGCTCTTTAAATTTAAAACTACGTAAATACAGGCATAACCCATGAGTATACGAATACCACCACCCCAATCACAAAAACCATTAAGCCGCGTCCAGAAAAATAAAAATACGGATACTAAACCCGTCTCAGATACACCTGTGAGCCATTATGCTCCTCCTATACCTGTGCAAAAAAAAGATCAATAAAAGAAGGAGAACAGCCAGTTCCCGACAACAGATACAGCGGCATAGTTTGTCAAGCCGCCTTAAAGGGTTTTGAAGACAAAAACACTTTAAAATTCAGCCCGTATAGTTTCTGGATAGGCGTGGCTGTATCGTTTTTAATAATCGGAATATCTCTCATAATTTATACCTTATGTATATAAGAACAGTAATAAAATTTGCCTGGTTTCCAGTATGCATCGGCTGCAAAATGTATTGGTTTAAATTCTACAAAGAAATCCAACGAGGTAATGATGTTCGCTGTAGAGATACAGGAATATTTATGTATGTAAAATGGATTATGCAGAGACGGTTTTTACTAAAATAAAAATAAAAATTATGATAACACTTATTTTCTTCATACTATTAGGGATATTTATTTCTTATTATTTAACCCGTAAAAACTTCGACTCTGCATGGATGGATTTTTCAGAGTATCTATTTAACGGTATGTTTGGTTGTATTTTTGGTCTTGTAGTTGGATTTATTGTTGGATTTTCTATACCAACAGAGAAAACAACCGTCACAGATATTTATCAACTTGAATCAATATCTGATAATTCAGGCATTGCAGGCAGTTTCTTTTTAGGGTCTGGAAATATAGATGGCGTTATGAAATACTCTTACTATTTAAAATCAGGTGATGAGTATTATTTACGTCAAACCAACGTAAACAATAGCGTTATAAAATATTCAAATACAAAAACTATATTAGAGGTTAAGAGAGTAGAAGAAACCGATTACTGGCTAAATTATTTCTCATTAAGTATTAAAGAGCAATACCCAAAGTATATTTTTTACATACCAAAAGGATCTATAAAAAATCAGTACAATTTAGACTCTGAGTAGAAAATAAAATAATTCCTTGCTTATAACAAATTTTAGTTATATTTGCAATACATTATAACATAAAATTAAAATCTGTGAAGATACAGGTTACCCCTCATATTACAACATACAAGGCTATGCTTATTAATTTAGGCATAGCCTTTAATGCTTTATGGGTATGAGCCTATTAGATCCCACTACGTGGAAATGGCCGTCGTTCCGGGGTGTAGCGGATAACAGCATCGATACCCGAATGATTACGATTAACGGCCAACCTGTAGAAGGTAGTTTCGATGTTTACAGCGGTTACACGTTTCAAGGGCTGCATTACAATACAGATACGAAATTCGTTAAGCTGGTAGAGAATAATTTTGTTTTAGGTAATGTGATAGGTAAGGTAGCTAAATCGCTATCGAATGCTAAGTTTACCAGCGAAAACGAGAATGATAAATTACTAAGGGTTATTCAGAACCCGAATGAGAAACAGAGCACAGAGGAATTTTTAAAAGAGTTTTGCATTTACCTTTTATCGCCAGGGTATACAATGATCTGGAAAAAATGGCAGTCAGTTGGTAATATGGAAACCCTGCAACTGATAAACCTGAACCCTGACGATACTGAAATACTGGAAAATTCAGTTAAAACAGTAGTAGATGGTAAATCGGAAACCATACCGAAAGAATTTATAATATTTTTCTACGATGTTAAAAAGAACATCAACGACGATAAAGGGTACAGCCGCATAAAGCCGCTACGTTCACAGGTTAAAAATATTGAAGATGCCCAGATAGCGAAGAACATTCAGATATGTAATTCAGGAGTTACGCTTATCAGTCCTAAGGCTACTACAGGCAGCCCTATAGACGAGGGTTTAAACAGGCAGATTATAACGATGCCTACAGCTGAAGGACAAGCACCGCCACGTACAGAGAAAGACGATATGGAGGAAAAATTAAACACCCGGGGTATCGCTAACCGAATCATAGTAGCGAACAAAGGTGTTGACGGTTATAATTTATCGCAGGGGTTAACGGGGTTGAATTTCTATGAAATGGTAGAAACTGATATACTGGCAATCTACGACGCTTTTGGCGTTCCGATTGAATTAAGCCCGTACGGTAAGAATAACACGTTTGACAACAAAGAAGTAGCGGAATCATCATTGTACGAAACAGAGGTGCTGCCAATAGCTTCAAATATAGTTAAAACGCTTAACGCGGAATTTCTTAATTTTACAGCCGGTATTTCAGTAACTTATGAACACGTTAGCAGCGTGGCTAAAACGAAGAATCAGGTACACGAGACGAATAAACTGATTATTGATAATTTGTCTACCCTGATTGCTGACGGCGTGATTACCGCGCCTGAAATGAAAAAAATATTAACTGATATGGGTATATTATTATGAAAACATATATAATTATAGTGATGGGTACGATAGGCGTTATAGCTGAATATACCGTTACAGGCGATAGGATTTCAATAGAATCAGGAAACACGCTGATAACTAAAGATATGATTACCGTTGCGGTTATACCTTCGGGTTACCTTATAATCGAGAAAGTATGAAAATAGACCAAACTATAAAATCACTACAGGAAACTGCCGATAAAACGGACGATCCTGTATTGAAAAAAGAAATTGCCAGTAAGATTGAAACGCTGAAAAGCAATAAAGACGTGAAAAAATGAAAGTATTCTGCAAGGAACTAAATAAATATTTCGATAGCAACGAGGCTATGTTTACTGAATTAGTAAAACATGAATCTCAATTGCTGGAATTAAAGAAAGCCGCTATTAAAGAAGCTGATTCTGTAAATATTCCATTTCTTAAGGATTCCGAAACAGAGAAATCATTGTCGTTTATTAAAGAGGGTTATGTTTACCCGGTAATAAACACTACAAACTGGATGGATAGCCACGGCGATGTGCATTTCCCGGGTATTTGGAATAAGTCGCTTAAAGATAAAGCTGATAAAATATTTTACGTTCTTGAACATAAGTTGTCTATAGACAGTGTTATTGCATTCCCTAAAGACGTTAAGGCGTTCGTTAAAACATTGGCGTGGTCAGAATTAGGATTAAACAATGAAGGCGAAACACAGGCTTTGATTTATGAAATACCGGCAGACAAAATACGCATACCTCAGGTAAAAGACTTATTCGCTGAAAAAACAGCGTTTGAAAATTCCGTAAGGATGCGTTATATAACCATGGGGTTGGCAATGAAATCTGATAATACGGATTTCGCTAAACAAAACCAGTTATGGAATGACAGGATAGAACTTGTAGCCAACAAATCAGAAGCCGAAAAACGTGGTTACTTCTGGGCTATAGACGAAGCGAGTATCGAAAAAGAAGGTAGTTTAGTGTTGTTTGGATCAAACAGCGCAACGCCTGTATTATATGAAGCCGCCGCAAGCACTTCAAAAACAGAGCCGGCTTTAGCCACTCAAAACGAAGCACAAAAAAATTATTTTAATCTTAATCTATAAACAATGGATTTTAAGTACAAAAGCGCGGCAGAACTTTCCGCAATGACACCTGAAGAACAGGAAAAATATGTTACTTCAAAAAGGGAGTACGAAGAAAACAAACAAAGCGAGGCGGTTAAAACGCAGGTTGCAGAACAGGTTAAAGTTATTGGCGACGCGCTGAAAGCTGAACTTAAAACTGCTAATGACGCGCTTACCTCACAGGCTGCAATAATCGAGGAACAAGGCAAATCCCTTGCTTCTCTTAAAACAGTTACTGAGGCTAATAACAAAATGGACATCATGGAGGCGTTTAAAGCGGCTTATGATGAAGTACCTAAAGACGGCGAATTTTCCATAAAAGGGCAGGATAAAATTAAAATTGATGTAGAAAAAGTTACTATATCAAGTGATGTTTTATCTTCTACACTTGTTAACGCTGCTCAGTTTCCTACAGCAGGCGCAACGCAGGCTATAGATTCTGGCTATGTGCTAAGGGCTTCTCAAAACATAGGTATTGCACGTTACAGAAAACCGTACAGCCCTATAATGGAGGTAGTAGACGTTAGGCCGTTACAAGAGGCTAACCTGTATATTCTAAATGAAAGTTTTACAGGCGATGCAGCTATTACACCGGAATGCACACTAAAACCAATTGTTAAGGTAACTTATGCCGGACAGCAAGCAGAGGCTTTGGCTGTTGCAGCAGAATGGGCTACCACAACACAACTAAGACGTTTTTACCCTACAATAGCTAACGCTATTCAAAGTAAAATAGCTGAACTTGTAATGGATAAAACGCCTGCTTCTGTACTGGCGGCAGTAGTAGCAGCAGGAACGGCTTTCACTCCTAACGCTTCACTTGTGGTTAACGAAGACCCTAACGATTATGATGCTATAGGGGCAGTTATCGCGCAGCTTCAGACACTTGGTTATGTGCCTAACGCTGTTGTGCTGTCTCCCGCCGCGTGGTACAGGATGATACATTCTAAAGCATCGGATGGACATTATTCCGTATGGAACGGTAACGCTATTAGCCTTGTGGGCGAAATAGGTATATCTTACCAGGGGCGTATAATTCGTTGGGTAATTGATCCTACTATTGCCGCTGACAGATTCCTTGTAGGGGACTTTATACAGGGCGTTAAAGTTGGCTTAGACGGGGAGTTGCTTTATTTCGAAACAGACGGACGTACTGATGCTACTGCGGCAGGTGCTTCGGGTTTATCTCGTAATATACGTACACACGTTGTAGAACGTTTTGTAGCTACATTAATACCTAACGCGACTCGTACAGCAATTGTATCTGATACATTTGCTAATGTGAAAACGCTTATAACAGCAGCATAAATTATTATAGCCCCGTTTCGGCGGGGTTTAACCTATAAATTTTAAATATCATGGCTAAAGAGCTAACAACCAATGAAACACCTGTGGTAAACGAAGTAGCAGGGATTACTAACGCTTACTACAAAGAACAGGGCGCAAAGAGCAAAAAACTAATTGCTGAAGGTAAATCAGAAGGAGTGGTAATAAACCTTGAAAGGACTACACCTGTAAGGTTTACCAGGGATTTCGGTAAACACATGAAACAAGGAGACGAGTTGTCTGTCTCTGATGTCGCATACGCTATTTACGATAAAGCAGGAGTAATAGAGAAACTATAATGATAATCGATAAATCATACTTTACAGGCAAGCTATTTATCCCGAATGTTCAGGCAGTCCCCGATATACATGGTGGTACACAGCCTAACAATCAGGATAAATTAACGGGGGCTATCGTGAAGTATGAGCGATTATTATTGATTAATGCGTTAGGTGCTGCACAGTACGATTTACTTACGGCGGCGATGTTATCTGAAACGGATTATATCCCGGGAAATAAATGGTACGACCTCGTAAATGGAAAAACCTACGACAACAAACGATTTGACGGTTTACGCGAAATAATCGGTTATTATGTGTATGTAAATTTTCTGAAATACGAATCAGTACAATTTAACACAACGGGTTTAGAGCGTTCAGAATCTGCTAACTCCTTGCCTGTTTTGTCAGAGCAGCGCGTTATCGATTACTGGAATGAGTTCGTTAGCATGTATCAGTATTACCACGGGTGCGGCTGCGTATTTTACGGCAGCTACATACCTAATTTTGTAAGCTTGTATCAATTTCTTAGGGAAAATGAAACAGATTACAGTATTGGTAATTTCGGGTTTTATCAAATTCAAAACATTTTAGGGATATGATAAACGTACACGTTAGGTTAAAAGAAGCTTTTGATACCCTGCCATTAATTCAGGAATTCGCTCCGAGATATGAATGGGGAAACGACGTTCACTGGAATAAATTAATTAAATTATTTGGTAACGATCCGAGTAAACCCGTATACCCGATTATTTATAATTCGGCGAATACTATTGAGCATGATACGAAACGCGTTGCAGCAACGGCTACACTAACGCTTATACTGGCAACCAGGAATACATCCGTTGATATGACGAACTCGCAACGCTGGGCAACCTCATATAATAACATTTTGTTTCCATTAGCCCGTAACATTGAACAGTTGTTTACTAAGTCTCAAATATTCGCATGGGATGGTATTTTTACTACAGTAGAATTTCCTAACTATGGCGATAACGAGAAAAATAAAACAACTGACATAATCGATGCGTTACGCTTCGATACCACGATTACAATAAACGATAAATGTTTAAAAACAATAAAATACACTTAAAATCATGGGATTAATAAATGCTATTAATTGCGATAAAGATACCCTTGAATTAGGTATCGTGAGCTGCGAGCAGTACCTTACCGAGTTCAAGACCCCGATACTTATCCGTAAAGGATGGAGGATGCTTCGAACGGCTTTTGAGGCGTTAGATTCTGAGGGATTTATAGCATTGGTGCAGTCAGGAGACTGGCAGCCTGTGCTGGGATCTAAACAGTTTACCAATAATACTCCGGATGTAACTACACAGGAATACACGGGCGGCGTACTTAGTGTAGTCCGTAACGGAAAACCACAATACCAGTTTGATTACGATAACGGTATCGGTTTCCACAAAGCACTATACTCTAAAAATGGGTTCAATAAATTTGACATCGGTATCGTTGATGATTCCGGTACGCTTATTTTAGCTCTTACACCGGACGGAATGTATGTTACAGGTTTAACTGCAGGTATGGTTAACGCTGCCACATTTACACCACGTACAGGCGATACGGATTCAATGACAGGCTTCTCCTTTCAGTTAACAAACGAGCAGCAATTTAACCGCCGTATGGTTACATATAATATCGATCAGTCAGAGGTTGATTTTAATGATTTACCGGCGGTTACAGGAACTATGATAACAGGGACGGCTACGGCTGCAGGCATCGTGATAAACGTTCGTTCAGCAACTAATGTGTCTTACGGTATCGAAGCTCTTACAGCAGCTAATTTTAGGGTGTACAACCCTGTAACGAATGCAGCTATAACTGTAGCTACCGTTGTGCCGCTTGTGGCTGAGGGAACATACCGTATAACTACCACACCTGTACTTACAACCGGTACACCTGTAGTAGTTCAGTTATGGGATGCTACCGCAACGCCGCCTGTAAATGTAGCGTTAGTAGGCGATAACCAACTGTATAAAGGAATTTCAGACACTATAACAACCACATAGCATGAAACCAATAGGTAATATTACATTCGGCAGTAAAGAGGCATACGATAATTTCTTATCTTTACCTCATAAAGACCAGGTAGAGCAGGTTTACGAATCGTTAAGCCCTAAAGACTACGTACTGGCTGAAAAAATCTTAAAAGATGGGAATATCAGCAGCGGAAATGCTACGGCGGCTAAACCGGGTAGTAACGGAAATACCGGAGGAAACACGAAAGATAATCCAAAGGGATCCGCAACTAATAGCAGCGAAGTATAAAGAATTTCAACGTGGCGACAGACCCGATGGTACAGCTATAGGATTTTATCGTAATTCAGGTTACGGATTATTCAAGCGTAATTTAAACCCTCTTGCAGGCGGTACAGTCGATTTGATATTGACGGGTTCGTTTACAAGAGGGTTATTTGTTGAATCATTAGGGAATAGCCGGTATATATTTGATAGCACAGACGATAAAACCGATGATTTAATAGGCAAGTATGGTCAGGATATTATGGGTTTGAATCAGGGAGAATGGTACAGGCTGCAGCGTGAGGTACACGCGCCGTTATTAATTAGGTTCATTAAAAGACAGTTGGGGCAATGATAAAATTATTCAGAACTAAGAGAGGTATTAAAACCGTACCTATAATATACTGGCACGACTGCAACATACCCGCTAAAATATTTTTTGAGGTTATGTATTCAGGGCATTACAGTAAGTTAGGTACTGCGCCCGATGTAGAGCAAGTGTTTGATAAAATATTCGATGAATATTATATTTTAGCCCCTAACACGCAGTTAAAATCATGGATTCAGAAACATAAACGTATATCAGCTATCAGGTCGGCTATAGCAGGGATTACAGCGACTATCTCGCAATTGGAGTTCGTAACTATGAATCCTGAACAAACATCGCGTGTAGTGGCTATATTGAATAATTACTCAGAAGTAAAACCTAAATTCAATGTTAAGGAACCGATAAAAGAAATCCATAGAATCAAAAATGGAATCATAGGCCAGCTAAAAAATAAATTAAACCAGGAAATAGCAGGCGAGAAAGTAAAATCAGAAAAAATAGCTTATAATTTCCACAAAGACCGAATTAATTTACGGCTATCTCTTGAAGGTATAACCATAGATGAAAATTGCAGCCTGTATGAATGGGTTGAGTACGTGAACGCAGCTAAAGAACGTCAAGCCGCCCAAAAAGCCGCTATGAGTAAAAAATAATAAAAAATGGCAGATAATGGATTTGTATCGGTAATAGATAAGAACGCGGTAAGTGAGGTAAATACCCTTATTGATAAATTAACCGACGTTGAGGGTGCGGTTAAGCGTATTAATGCCATGAAAATAACTGTACCCTCTCAGGCTAAAGCCGCTTCAGGAGATAGTGCGGCTACGGTGCAGAAAGCGAACGCGGCCATGACTGAACAGGAAAGGTTATCGCTAAGGCTTAGTAATCTTCGTAAATCAGAAGCCATTGAAAATGCTAAGTTAAAAGTGCAAATATCAGAACTTACGGCTGCTCAAAAAAAACAAGCAAAAGAGGTTTTAGGGGTAATGAACGCGTACCAAAAACTTGACGCTGAATTAGGCGAAACGAGAATGAATGCTAAAGCTCTCGCTGCCGATATGTTTTTATTAGAGCAGGCAGGAGAAACAAACAGCCAGCAATATAAAGATTTAGCAGCTACATATTCTACGGTTGCCGCAAGGGTAAGCCTTTTAGATACCGGTTTAAAAAAAATAGATGGCAATTTAGGATTGAACCAAAGATATGTAGGAGATTACGCGAGGGGCTGGAATGGACTTGGGAATGCAATAAATCAGTTAACACGTGAAGCTCCTGCATTCGCTGTATCACTTAATACAGGCTTTTTAGCAATATCGAATAACTTACCTATACTTTCAGATGAGATAGCTAATCTTGTAGCAAGAAATAAAGAATTAGCAGCGTCAGGTCAACCTACGGTAAGTGTGTTAAAGCAATTAGCAACAGCTTTTTTTAGCTGGCAGACGGCTTTATCCGTAGGAGTTACGATACTTACTTTATACGGAAAAGAAATAGTTACATGGGCAAATAATCTATTTAAAGGTGTGAAAGCCTTAAATGCATTAGCTGATAGTCAAGCAATATTAACAACAGCAAGGGAAGCTTCTAAAAAAAGCATAATTGATGAAAAAACCACTATCGGACTTTACCTACAAACAGCCAGAGACAGCCAAAAATCCGATGAAGAAAGAGCTATAGCGGTTAAAAAACTACAAAATGAATATGCGTTTTATTTTGGTAAACTAACAGAAGGGGAAATATTATTAGGAAAAACAAAGGATGCGGAACTGGCTGTTAATTCAGCATTAGAAGCCAGGTCAAATAGTATAGCTATTTCTGAAAAATACAACAATAGCCAAAAATCATTAATTGATATAAATACAGCTATAGCTAAACAGACTAAGTTAGTAAACACAGAGCAGGAGCGACAGCGAAATATTCGTAAAGCCGCTACTGCCGGCACTATAAGCGCTGCCGCCGCAACAGATCAGTTACTGGATTCTTACAACAGAGAAAATGCGAACACAGCCGCTATAACTGAAAATATAAAGCGAAAAAATTACCAGGAATCTGTAAGCAATAATCTAATAAAAGAAGCTATACGTTATAAAAAGGAGTCTATAGGGTTAGAGTATCAACCTGAATCAGGACAACAATCTTTAGATTACCAAAAATTAGTAGATTTTCAGGCGAGTGCTTATGAATTAAATCGAACCCGTTTAGAAAACGAAGCAGCGTTTCAAAAAGATATATTTGAAAATGAGGAAAACGGTTACGCTGATAGGGAAGCCGCCGCTGAAAAATACAGCAAAATAATCACAAATTTAGCAGACATAAAAAGAGTTGAGACACTAAGAATACTGGCATTACAATTAAAACAGGAGGAATCTGAAATTAATAAAAGCGTTTCAGATCAAATAGTAAGAATAAGGAATAGTGCTGAAAAAGGAGAATTGTCCCAAAAAGAAGCTAACGCCAGTATCTACGCATTAACTCGAAATAAAAATCAAGCTATAGGAGCATTAGAACAACAATATGAATATGATAGCTTAAAAGCATACGAGGATTATTCTCAGGAAATGATAGGCGTTGCCCACGAAACCGAAACCGCATTAAAAGGGGTTTGGGAGCAACTATCAGCGCAGCAACGTCAGAATAATATAGATAGCAAACAGATAGATAATCTTAGAGAAATATCTTTATTGCTTAAAAATGTTGGTGTAGATACCGATATGAAAGGTTTTGATGCCATACAGAACCGAATGCGTGAAATTAATAGCGACCAGGAGGACGCGCAGGTTAATGAATTAAGAACGCAGAAACTGTTAATACAGGGCGAAATAGATAAACTATCCGCGCAAGGTAAGGCTGTTGAAAATAACGAGGCTATAGAGAAACTTACGGGGCAGCAGATACAGCTGGAAAATAAAGCCCTTGAAATTGAGAATAAAAGATTACAGGCAGTAGCGGATTTACGCAAAGAAATGAAGTCCGCAACGGATCAGTTTTTCAACTCGGTTAAATCAGGTTTCCTTAGCGATTTAGGTTTAGGCTCACTAACTAAATTTACCGACCAAGTAACCTATGACTTTATTAATGCAGCCGGAGAGATAGAAACTAAAACCGGATCTACGTTTGATAAGATGCTCGACCAGGCGCAAACCGCCGGGGAGAAATTAAAAGTTGTCGGGCTGGAAGCGATGTCAGCATTTCAAGAGGTGTTTAATTTCCTTCAACAAAACAATCAGGCACGCTTCGATGCTGAATTAACGAATATCGAACGTGAATATGAGATACGCAAAAAATTTGCAGGCGGTAATGCTGATGCGGAGGCAGAATTAGAACGACAATTAGCGGACAAAAAACGCGAGATACGTGTCAGGGAAGCGAAAGCCGCCAAAGAAACAGCATTGTTTAACGCGATTATAAACACCGCCAGCGCGGTCGTGGCGGCATTACCTAATATTGGTGCTTCCATATTAGTTGGTGCGTTAGGAGCCATACAAATCGGTTTGATAGCGTCTAAACCATTACCGGCGTATGCTGAGGGTACGGATAACCACCCCGGAGGACGCGCGATAGTAGGGGATGGTGGAAAACACGAGGTTATCCGTTACCCTGACGGCAGAATGGCATTAACACCAAATAAAGATACGTTGATTGATTTACCTAAAGGCTCACAGGTTTATCCTGATATTGCCAGTAGCGGTATTTTAGGTAGTGGATTACCTGCGGTAGCCATGAATCGTATTGAAGGCGTTAGCGCATCGGATATGGAGCGAATCATGAATAAAACGTTAGCGAAAATGCCTGTAAATAATCTGGTGGCTGATGCTGAAGGATTACGAGCATACAGCGAACGTCAGGGACAGCGAACGGAATATAAAAACAGGACGGTAAGGTTTGAAGGGAGAAAAATACGGTAAATGAAAAACCCTGTAAAATTAATTACAGGGGTTTGTTTTTAGTTTGACAAGGTTATTGGTTCGCCGGTGTAGAGTTTATAATGATGCTTACCCCAATCTGTATCGTAACCCAAACGGAAAGCACCATCAGTAACAATTAAAGTACCGCTAAATATTCCACCTAAATGTTTGCCATCAGTATATACTATTCTGTTGTATTGTTTGTGACTAAGTAGCTGCCCCGGCTTACTCCAATCAATTTCCTCTATAGCAGGCTCGATTATTTCTGCCCAGATGCCGTTAATAAATACAGGCACACACGAAAGCGCATCATAAAAATAAAGAAGCCTGTTAGCGTTAGCATCGTATTTATACCTATTAAATGCTTTAAGCGTAGCGTTATAGTCTGCGCCAGGAGAATGTATTATCATCCCCTCTTTAAACCCACGCTTCTTAGCCTCGTTTATCAAAGCGGTTTCGATTTGCTCTTTAAACGCAGACGTAAATTCTCCATTATGAGAATAATTTAACCACTCGACAGCTTTACACCATTCTTTATCTCCTGAAGAAATGCCATAACCTTTACCGTCTTTAATATTAAACATCAATGCTCCTGATTTATAGATATACCAAACATTATCTTCCAAGACATTTTCCTTAAGCACCAAGCGTTTAAAGTCTTCGGTGGATATTTCGGTGTGACTTTCCTTAATTACAGAATAAAAACCATATTTATCGCCATTAACATGTAAATATTCTTGCCGATCTTTATTTATAAAATTGCCGCAATTAAATCTTTTGGATGCCCATTTAGAAACAATTTTATCACCTTTAACACACCACTTTTCAGGCAATTCAGTAAGCGGATGTGTAGGTTCGAATAGTAATGCTTCAGGTTGGTTTAAACCGTTAGATGTACTGGCATCACTAAAGTTTACCGTATCTCCGGCTTTTAATCCCGGTATATTTACTTTAACAACACCGTTATTACCCCAATCGACGGACGGCAGTGAATCAACATTTTCAGCTAATATTTTAAAAGCCGATTGCAATGCCTGTATATCATTCGTGTTATCATAAACCCTCGAATCCAAATTAGCAATCTCATCTTTGAGTTTTGATTTTTTAGGAAGGAATTCGGAGGCGGGTGTAATGTTTGAACCAAAAGGAATAAAGTCCTTATTTGAAGAAACCATTCCTGCTATATTAATATAAATAGGGGTCTTATAATCTATAAAAAAAGAATAATCAAATCCTGTAAGATTAAATATTCGTTTAGCCTCTTTTTTAGTTTTGATGTGTATAACATCATTCGGATTTAAATCTTTAATGTTTCTCATAATTTTAATTTATTAGGTATTCGGATAGGTTTTCGATAAACGGCATAGTTTTGATTCCTGATAGTCTTTGGTGTTCAGCTAAACCAACGCTACCTGATGAAAAATCGCTTTTTTCATCAGCTTTTAAAACTATAGCAGTTTCGTTATCGATCATAGCTGTGTGCCAATTTACGTAAAGCACTGTGTCTGTTAAAAACTCCTGTACTTTTTTGTATTCCGCTTCGGTTTTTACTATAACGGAAATTCCTTTAGATTTTCTCATAATATTTGGTTTTTATTTTATTTTAACGACATAGCTATTAAAGCCGCTTGCTATATATGTGTCGTGAGTTATACTTAAACGGGTTAACTCATAATTTTCTCCGCCTCCATCATCATCTACCATAATTACCCCGCTTCCGTCTCTTAATATCTGACTTATAAATATAAGTTCGTTTGATTTTTTAGTCATATTTATTTTGTTGGTGTTTGTGGAAGGGGTTTCCAATGGGTTACAAATTTAGTTAAGATAGCTGCGCCTGAATAAAAATCGCCTGCACTGTCGTAATAACACGTTAGTATTCCTCTGTCAGTATATATCAAAACGGCGGTGTCATTTTCGGGCAACCTATCATTAACCGAAATCCATACCGGCGCAGTTTCCCTCATGTGCTGCAGGTTTTCGTAATCCCATATTAGGCGTTGGAATAAATCAAATACCGTTTTTTCTATAGGTAGGTACGCGTTTAAATACTTCTGTATGGATTTTAAATCATCCATATTCAACGGAACGACATTAGCGCGTTCCTTTTGGTGTTTAGGACTGTTATAATGTATCATATCTCGTATAACTTGAATTCATCTTCATTCCATTGCCTGCTGTACGCTTTACCGTTTCCAAACCGCCAAAACCGAGATTCGCGTATTTTAGGTTCGGGTATCATAAGTGTGTAGCATTCGCCTTCGGGTAATTTCGTTATTTGATGTATAGTATTAGCTGAAACATAGTGACAAGTGCCATGGGCGTGAGTTTGAGTGTAAAATTCTCCTTTAGTATTATAAACCTTTTCTTCATAGCAGCCTTTCAGGATATAAGTTGTAAAGCCAAACGGATGATCGTGCGGGTCGCCTGTGTCAGGTTCCGTGAAATGATTAAACGATGCAGCAAACGGTAATCCCTGTACATGGAATTTCTCGAATGCCCGGGATAGTATTTCGTGGTGGGTGGGTAGGTTCATAATTATTTATTTTGTTGAGATAAAATATATTCAGACCATTGTTCTGCCATGGCTTTTGCGATTCCGGGAAATGTTTTAGATCTCGCTTTAGACCTTTCTTCTTTAGGTAAATGCCACAATTCAGCATACCATTCAGGCATTGATTTACCGCTTTCAAATTTTTTTCTTGCAGGAGGGGAAACTAAATTTGTAGGTTTAAGATTCGGTAATCCTTTAATCCATAAGCATGTTTTTTTCTCGAAAGCATCGCCAAATTGAAATGGGTTTATGATTTGGTTTGGCTTCGCTAATTCTGTTGACATTATACCTACAGGGTTCTCAATAACAACATGATTACAATTGATATTATGAAATAACTTAAAAAAATTAATAGCGTCCTTTCTATCCTCTATTCTTTTAAGTGCTTTTTGCCCGTATTTTTCTACATTAAACCATCTATTGCCTGTAACGGTTAAGAACGTACAGGGAGGAAACGAAATAACTAAATCCCATTCTTGTTTAAGTAATTCTGTAACATCCTGTTGTAAATGCCATTCAGGATACCCACCACTACAGGGAAGTATATCACAACTAAATGCTTCATGTCCTAACGCTCTAAATTCTTTTGTAACAGCCTGGCTTTCTTCGCATGCAATTAATACTTTTAATACTTTCATAAAATAATAAACCCTCTAAAATACCAGCGACAGTATAATAAAGGGCTATTGTTAAGTTTTTATTTACGGGTCGCTGTCCGTGCCACAAACATACAACTTATATTTCATTATTTCACAAAAAAAATACAGACATTTAAAAAATATCTGTATTTCTAAAAACCATCTCCTAAAATTATGAATACAATTAAAGCCTAACCCATCAGACTGAAATTACAGCTACAAACATACAAATAAATTTATTACTTTTACAACCATGATACAGTTTTATTTAGATTTCATCACATCGGGTCACGGCATCAAGGAAATTGAAGAACCACAAGGGACTGACGGCGTGGCGTTCTCTATAAAACAGGATGACGGCAGGAAAGGTAGGGATACCATCAGCACCGAGGGCAGTAAATACCGGATAACCGATAAAATGGATGGTCAGCTTGATTTAATATTGCTGAATATAAAACTTAAAGGCCACCAGGCTAAAATACGTGTGAGTATCGATTACGGCGACGGCATACAGATTTTAGGATTAATGAATGTTCAGGATATAGATACGGACGGTAAAACGTTTATTGAGTTTTCGATAATCCAGGATTCGTCGGAATCTAAAATCAAGGAAACTATAGACGTGCCTGTAGATTTATTTTCTGCAACCGATTTGAAAGGCGACCCGATAACGCCATGTCAGAAATATAAATTATTCATGCCGGCGAAACCATACGTTAGGGTATCCGAGTGGAATAATCAACCGAAACTAATACAGGCACAAGGCTCTGCGAGTTTCCCATCATTTTTCAATCCCATAAGTAATTTAGTTCAATATTCAGTACGGGAATCGCTTACATGGTTACAAGAATATTCATATAGCGTTACAGGTAACTCAAATACCTACAGCACGCCACCACAAAACTTTAAAGTAATACGTGCTGCCAGTAATCTTAAAGGCGGTAAAGCTATCCTGAAATTAAAACTAAAAACAGTCCGAAACCCGAACGGTGTAGGCGGTACTTTAGGGGTGCGCGGCAGGTTTGGAAAAGGCAGGGACGGCGACAGCGTACAGGATTTCGCTAATAACTTAGCATACAGTAACCCTAACGTGCGCGAGTTCTACACCACCCCTGTTTTAACGGCTTCTAATCCATCGTATGAAGTGGATGCAACGTTAACTATAGATTTACCGGATTTAGACCGTGGCGAAGTTTTATATTTCACGTTTATACATTTAGGTGCGGATAATAACTCGATAATCGCCTCTGACAATACTTTCGGAGAATGCGACCTGCAAATTATATATACAGAAAACGCCTATAATATCGTAACCGATGCCGTGCGTTATATTGATGCGATTAAATACGTGGCATTATCTACTGCCGGGATGCAGGTAAATGCGCCTCGCTTTGAATATGGCGGCGAATTTTACGACCAGTTTATCACGAATGCGCAATTAATGCGGGGATTAAACCGACCGTTTTATTTGTCGTTTAAAGATATTTTAGATAAACAATTACGCCCTGAATTAAATGGGGATTTTCAGGTTATAGAAAGCGGTCAGATATTTATCGGGTTACGTCCTGATTTTTACCGCGAGGTTAATATCGGTACGTTTTTAGTCAGGCAGTACGACACGTTCAGGAATTTAATTATAAATGATAGGTACGCCTGTAACAAATTAAATATAGCGTTCACTAATTATGCCTCACAGAAGGAATCAGTTGCCGGTAATACGCTGGATATTGTTCACGGCGAATCTGAAAATTATATCCCTAACGACATCGTATCGAATACCAGAGAAATAACAATAGGAATAATTAGAGATCCGTTTCTGATACAGGATATGCTCGATAAAATTGCTGATTCCCTTAAAAATACAGATACCGCGACGCAGGATGATGATAAATTAGTTATGGTAGATGCGGTTAATTTTACACCCGCCCCGATTACAGAAACATCACAGTTAGAACATGACGCGGTATATTTCGTGAGGCTGATTTTAAGGAATGATTTATCATTTAGCTGGGTAAGGCTCGGTTTAGCGGTTGGAAGTGATTTTACGATACTTTCAGGGTTAAATGCAGGAGTATTTACCGTAGAGAGTTTCACGGATCAAACACTAACACTGTACAGGCAGGACAGCAATCAGGTTATTTTAGACGGTCTGGATATATCGACTAAATACCGATACATAACCACAGGCGTAAATCTTAAGATGCGCACCAACGAGGGTTTTACTATTATCAGGAATTTAGCGGAGGGTAATAATTATGGAAACCTACGATTTACCGATGCCCGTATATTACGTGATTATTATAATTCCGAAGCCGCCACGATGCTGATGAATAATCCATTGCCGGTAAAAAATACTAAATATTTGTACAACCGTGATGCAGTTACGCAGTTTCACGGTAGCACAGTAATAACCGAGGGTGAATCATGGATACCTACCGGTGCGATATTAACGCAGTTTAAATTTAGCTGCGAACTCCAATTAAATATTAAAGAATATTTCACACTACAGAACGCGGTTAAAACGCAGCGTGGGTATATTGAAACCTACGACCAGGACGGTTTAATAATTCAGGGTTACCCAACCTCTTTAGAATGGACAGGGTTAATTTTTGGTACAGAAACACCTGAAGAATTTGGAGGTGTAATGAAAGGTGAGTTTGAGGAGCGATATAACCAGTTTCAGGTACAGATAACAGCGGAGGGTGTTAATAAGGTAATAAACGGCGTATCGTACCCGAATGGTTTTACGTACCGCGTTGACGGCTTAGGATACGTGAAATTAATGGATCATAACGGTAAAAAAATATTGCCACCTGTACTATACAACCGTATTAGGGTTAATGATAGTCAGGCGGCAGTAAGCGCGCAGGAAATTAGCGGGTGGTTGAATATGTTTTCGGTGCGTTAATTTAATTACACTCCGTTAATAATGTCTCTCGTGAAAATTGTTTTTGCATATATTTTTCTAAATCCATTTCCGTTACAAACTTAAATTCATATTTTTCGTTTGATGTAAAAGGAAAATAAAAATCTCCATTAAAACCAAACCGGCCCACAGATGCGCTATATGTTAAAACGGGATATTCATAATATGGGTATTCGTCTTGTTTTCTGATACATTCAAAAACAGCAAAGGATTCAGTAAAACTATTACCGCCTTTAATTTTTATAGTATACATTATAGATTCTTCTTTACGGAATTCATTGGGGGCTAAAAGATTTTTTATTATAATGTAATTGTAAATACCATCTGTTAATTCAAACTTTCTATCAAAAGGCAATCTTCGGAAGTCTCTATTTTTCATTTCCTCTTTTTCTTTTTAGGTTGTAAATGTGTCTTTTTATTTCGGTTTTTTCGTGTGCTGTTGTTTTTGAAACCTTGAATTATTGCGTCGGCTGTTTTTGTTACAGAATCAAATATTTTTTGTTCTCGTTCAGCTTTTCGAGGGTCGTATTCGTAGTGATACATTTCGATGTTATT